ATCATGGAGGATCATCTTGGAAGATATTTACTTCAAGAAGAACTTGTTCATCATAAGAATGGGATCAAAAATGACAACAGGATTGAGAATTTGGAATTGGTTCCGTCTCGTGGTGAACATTTAAGAATCCATTTCAACCATGTAAGGGATGTTGACAGACTTGAAAAAGAAAACGCAGAGCTTAGAAAACGAATCTCCATCCTTGAATCGGGGATCGAACAGTTTAGACATGAGAGGAAAACTCAAAGAACTCTTGAAGAGTCGGGGCGGAATTAAGCTTGATGTCGGCTGCGGCTCGAACAAGCAAAAGGGGTTCGTCGGCATGGATCGCCGGGCGGTGGACGGCGTGGAGATCGTGCACGACGTGAAAGACATTCCTTGGCCCTTGCCGGACGAGTGTTGCCACACCGTGCTCATGTCGCACCTCTGGGAGCACATCCCGCCGGATGCGCGCATGGACGTGATGGACGAGATATGGCGCGTCATGAGGGACGACGGACAGCTTCTAATCTCTACGCCATACGCGACCTCCTTCGGCGCGAACCAGGACCCGACGCACTATCCGTGTCCGAACGAGGCCACGTTCACGTATTGGGACCCGTCAAAGCCGCTGTACCAAATCTACAGGCCGAGGCCTTGGCGGCTTGCAAGAAACAACTGGCAAACGACGGGCAACATGGAAGTCGTGATGGAAAAAATATCCATGAACGGGGAGGCGGAAAAATGATCGCCATCCGCGACAAGGTAGTTCGAGCAAAAACGAACGGCAAAGCGAAGCCGAGATATCGCTATCCGATCCTTTCAAGCGGGCAGTCGGACGGGCAGCGGCGCGTCTTCATCGGCACGCCGATGCGGGGACTCGTCCGGGCTGAGTGGGCGCTCGCGCGGTTCGGGCAGATCATCCCCTGCAACTGGGCGCACTCGGACTACGTTCACTGGATGAACACGTTCGCGCCCGTGGGCTACGAGATCGCGAACGCACAGAACATCATCGCGCGCTGGTTCATCGAAGGCGGTGGCGACTGGCTGCTTCTTCTTGAGGATGACGTCATTCTTCCCCCAAACGCCTTTCTCCTCTTCAATGCGTACATGCGCAAGGCCAACATTCCGGTCGTCTCCGGCCTCTACTTCACCAAAAGCTCGCCGCCGGAGCCGCTTATCTACCGCGGCAGGGGCAATTCCTACTACTGGAAGTGGAAGATCGGCGACAAGGTGTGGGCGGACGGCGCGCCGACGGGAGTCCTTCTTGTGCATCGCTCCATCATGAAGGCGATCTGGGAGGAATCGCAGGAGTACGACGCGCAAGGAATGAAGACGCGAAAGATATTCGAGTTCCCGGAAAAAGTTTGGTACGACCCCGAACAGGGCGCGAGAAAAGAGATGGGCACATCTGATCTTGACTTCTGCACGAAACTGATGAAGAAGAAAATCTTCGAAAAGGCTGGCTGGCCGAAGTTCCAGAAAATGCGCTATCCAATCTTGGTGGACACCGCGATCTTCTGCCATCATGTTACGCAGGATGGAAAGCAATATCCACTCAAGGGAGAAGCCTGGTGATCGACCAGACCGCGAAACACTACCGCGACCGCCGGGTTGTCGGCGTCAAGTGCTGGTACTACAACCCACTCACGGGCGCGAGCACAACGCGCAAGTGCGTGCCGCCCATAGCAACGCAGTGGGAACAACTGCCCGCTCTCGGCCTTACCTTTTGCGTTCTCTTCTTCGAGGAGCAGTACCGGATTTGGGTGGCCGAACGCGGCGTGTACGCGATCCATAACTATGTGCGCATCCTGCCAGAGGACGTGTCTTTTGCCGATCACGTCTGGCTTGTGGGCGACGGCGGCTTCGGCGACCATTACCGATATGGACTGATTGATTCGGTGCCGCCCGACCTTGCTTCAGAAAGACGCAAGCTCGGAACAATGGTCCAAGTGCAGGACGATTTCCGGCGCATTTGGAACGAGGTCTCAAATTCGCACATCTGGGCGGAGGCTTGATTAGTGTGGCAAAACTTTTCCTGGTTCTCGTTATGGCGCTCACTTACGTAAGCGGCGAATTTGCAATCGGGGCAGGCACGGGCAACCTTGTCATTGACACTGGCAGCGGCGTGGAAGGAAAGGCTGTCCGGTTCATGTGGACGCGACAGACCGCCGCCGGAGCCTCGGCCGCGTATTCGGGCGGTGAAGGATGGGCCGTGTCCTCCACAAAGCGGTGCTGTCTGGCGTGGGCGGGGGATGACGCCCTAGCCACGACGAACACGGCACGCGCATTCGACGGCACGCGCTGCATACGCTTGTTCTCGAACGGGACGCCAACGCAGGACGGGGACGCGGATTTCGTCAGCTTCGGCACTGGCGCGGACGCGGGCAAATTTACGATCAACCGCGTGACTGCCTTTGGTGTGAACATTCTTGTCAAATACGAATATTACGCTGGCACTGATATCACGGGCACGCACATCGAGAAATTCACCGGGCCTGCTGCGGCTGTTACGGGCAACCGCACGTATACGGGCACATGGGGATTCACGGGCAAGTATTACAGATTCATGCTCGGTTCGAGCCTCGACACGGCGGAGACGACGGGCGCAGCCGACATGGCCGCCGGGATCGGCCAAGCCGTATCGAGCACGCAACGCCAAGTATGCGCTTGGGCGGACGACGACAACACAACACATGCGAGTAGGGGCGAAGGCTACATGGACTCCGGCTTGTGTTGGGCGTCCTACGACCCCAATGCTGGGGGAAACCCTGTCGTCGAGGACAAGGCCGATTTCGTATCGTCAGCGAATAACGAATTCGTCTTGAACCACACGCTCGCCACGAACGGGAGCGTCCAGTTCTTTGCCGTGATTCTGGGCGGCACCTTCCAGGTTGCGCTCGGCCAGCAGGCGCGGCCCACGGCCACAGGCGACCAAGACATCACCTCCCCAGGGTTTGAGCCTGTCGGCTGTTCGGTCGTCGCAGGATTCCCGACCGCGAATGCCACCGAGACCGCGAAGATGCACATCATCCAAGGCGCAGGCGAAGCCACGGGAACCATTGTCGACCACGCCGTCACGTGCGCGGCGGACGCGACGATCAACACCAACGACGACATGCGCACCATCGACACGAAGATCTACGTGCAGATCGACAATGCGGGTACGATCATCGCGCAGGCGGACTTGACGGCTTGGCTCTCGAACGGATTCCGTTGGAACTGGCCCACGGTGGACGCCAACGCTCGGCTTTACCAGTGGACGGCGTGGGGAAGCGCTGCGGCAGTCGGGACGCTCTCCGTCAGCGTTTCGGATTCAATGACAGTGACGGAGCTGATCGGCAGACACGAAAGGGATTTTGTCAGTCGATCTGACGCGGTCGTTCTCGCGGAGGCGATAGCCGCGAACTTGAAGGACATGCCGCAAGTGAACGAAGCGATCGCCATTGCGGAGGCGATCACGGCACGCCTCAAGGCCCAGCCGAACGTGTCCGAGGCGGTGGCGCTCGCCGAAAGTTTGGTCATTGTCTTGAGGCAATTGAAGCCCAGCGTGGCCGACGCCGTTACGATCGCGGAGAGCGTCGTCATGAACCTCAAGCTCATGAAGTCCGTATCCGACGCGGTCGCCGTGCTCGAAAGCGTTGCCATGGGTCTGAAGGCCATGCCGTCAGTCTCGGATGCCGTCACAGTCGCGGAGGCGATCGCGGCAAGGACGAAATTGCAGCCAGCGGTGAGCGACCTCGTTTCGGTCGCCGAATCACTGAGGCTCAATTTGAGGCTCCGCCCCAATGTTTTCGACCAAATCGCGGTGGCCGAGGGCGTGTCCGTTCAGATTCCGTCCGGGTTCAGGCCGAGCGTAAGCGACACCATCGCGGTGCTCGAGGGGATAACGGTGCGGCTCAAAAACATGGTGAGCACGTTCGATTCCATCGTTATTGCCGAGGCCATCAACGCCAATCTCGTCGGCAAGGCTTCGGCAAGCGACCTTGTTTCGCTGGCGGAATTAGCCAAGCTGAACATCAAGGCCATGCCGTCGGCGAGCGACATTGTGTCCGTTGCGGAAAATCTGAGACTCGAACTCAAGGAATTCGCCTCGACATTCGATACGGTGTCCGTCACGGAAAGCATCGCGGCGCGGCTGCGTTCCTATGTGTCTGTTTTCGAGGCTGTGACGGTTTCCGACATCATGGCGTTGAATGCAAAATTGGGGAACGCCCCGGTGGACAACGTGACTGTGACAGAGTTCGCGCTTGCGCGGCTCAAGGCGATGCCGCGCCTGAGCGAGGCGCTCTCAGTTTCCGAGATGGTGTTGGTGCTCATTGGCTTTGGGGGGGTTTCGTCTTTTGAATCGATCAGCGTCTCCGAATTTGTCAGCGTTCTTTTTGCCGGGCTGATATCCGAGGGCGGCACGATCATCGACGCCGGATTCATGGACACGATCGACGCCGGATTCATGGACACGATCGACGCCGGCGACATGACAATCATTGACGCATGAGAAACAATGGCGACGGATATCAAGGTCAGGAAAATCACCCGTCGAGTCTCGGCGAAGGAAAAATTCACGTTCCGTTATGCGAAAAAACTCGCGACAGGCGAGACAATAACCGGGAAAACAATATCAGTGTCGCCGAGCGGATATACGCTCTCAAACGACATGATAAGCGGCACGAACATCGTCATGCTCGGCACTGGCGGAGTGGTCGGGACAACGCATCGGGTGAAAGCGCGAGCAATCACGTCGGACTTGCAGGACATTCCGCTCGAATGCGACGTGGAAGTCGTCGCGGACTGACATGGTCATCTATTGCCAGGGATGCGGCGAAAAGTACATCCAGCATGCGGAGTGCTCGCCACTGATGAGGTGCTCGGCCTGCGGCGGGTCGTGGTTCAAAAGCGAGCCGCCAAAGGCGGCTTGTGAAGAGCAAAAAAATAGCAGTGAGTCAAACCAGAAGCGCGCGCGTAAGCCCATATGAGTGCATACGAAAGCATACGGACGCAGATAGGCGACAAGCTCAGGGGAATCGTGGGGATCGGCAGGGTGTTCGAACAGCCGAAGCATTCGACCGACTGGGCGACGTTCCTATCGCGCTACACGATCACGCACCCGGATGACGCGGCGACGAAGCTCGTCAGCGTCGCCTGGTTCACGCGGCTGTCCGCGTCCGAACTCGACACGGGCATCGGCGGCAGGGACGAGGCCGAAGTGCTCACGGCTGTCGAAATCGACGAGACATGGGGGATTGTGCTCGTCTTGGGATTTCATGACGACGAGACGTATCCGAGCGAATACCTGTTCCAGAAGCTCGTGGATGACGTCAGGGAGAAGTTTCGCTGGCTCGACCAGTTGGGGATCGCCTCGACCGTGCATAGGAGCTATCCCGTGCAAACACTGAGTTCAAGCGTGACCATGTTCGGGGATATGCTCTGCCACAGGGCCGAAATGACGATCAGGATTGTTTTGAGGGACGACACGCCTTGATATACAAATGGCACAAGGTCAAGGGCAGGGAGGCATGGTTCTACCAGGAGATCATGCTCGTCGAGGAGCTTGAGCTCCAGACCTGGTTCTGGGTTGCCGAGAGCGGGATGCTCGGACAACTATTCGTTTGCATCAATTAAAAAAGGAGGGTGAAAAATGACGAGACTGATTTCATTGGCGGCAATCATCCTGGTTTGCGCCGGGACTCTTTCCGCGCAGCAATGGACGTTGCGGTCCGATTTTCTCGTCGGAGCCGTCAAATTCTACGGGAAGGACGGCGGCAACATCGGGCTGGAGATCGCCCGGAACATGGCCGTCGGCGTGCGGTATGCGAGGCATGACTCCACAGGTTCGTACGCCTTCGCACCGGCGCTCCACATTTCGCTTGGCGGGTCGACCGAGGGGGCGTTCAACGTCGGGTTCTCGGCCGGCGTGGCATTCCTGAACGGCCTACTTAGGTTCGGGGGCGGATACGATCTCGGCGGACTCGTTGAGAAAAGGAACTCGCGGCTGTTCGGGTATGTCGGCACGAACGTCCCGTTTTGATATTTGTGTGAAAAAACATGTAGAACAATTAAGGAGACAGGAAGATGCCACTCGGTTATGATAGACGTGCTATAAACGTCAAGGGCGGGGGCACATTGCAGCTCAGGGTCATCGACCCGACGGCCCAGCAGGGCGCGTTCGCAAGCGTAGGATTCATAAAAAACGATATCCTCGTGGATGAGCACGGGATCGTGGAATCGCAGGATTCCAAGGGAGACGCGATCGACGCGAAGTCGGGCTCGCAGAAGGTGAAGTTCACCAGCGTGCTAATGCAGTCGTCGAAGGACGAGATCGACCTGATGAAGGACGCGAAGGACCGCTACTACGAGATGTACTACAAGGCGGTAAACAACGACGCCACGATCCAGGAAATCGTCGCGGCGGTGTGCAGGATAAAGCCCGGCATAGAGATCGCCTTCGGAGCGGCGACGGAGCGGAACATCTCGCTTGAGATACACTTTCTCGCCCCGGCGACGGTGCTGACAAGAACCCCGGCGGCCTACAACACCGCGCAATGGGTTCCCTATGTGCTCACCGAGGGCGCGGCGGCTAACGGAGCCCCGACGGACGCGGCGACAGTCCCACAGGCGGCGATATAAACTACCGCCAACTAAAAGCAGGCGGCTTTGAGCCTACACACAATGCGTGGGAATATTCTTAGGATAAGACATGGCACTCGCATACAATAGGCGGCGGATATTTGTCAAGGGTCTCGATACGGTCCAAGTAAGGCAGACCGATCCCACGGTGGAAACCGTGTTTTCCAACGTCGGATTCCACCAATCGACGACCCTTTCGGACATCTTCGGGACCGAAGACCAGATGGACGAGACGGGCGTGCTCGTCGACGTTCCCGTGCAGACGCGGACGGTCAAGGGCATCACCCAACTCATGCAGTCGTCCAAGGACGAGATCGACCTCGTCAAGAACGCCAGGGACAAGCTGTATTCCATCCGCTATTCCGGCCTCGCCGGGACAGGGTTCTTCCAATACTTCAACTTCCCAGAATCACGCATACTCCCAAATGTTCCCCTCGATTACGCGGTAGGCGCGAGGCTACTTCCGCTCGCGTTCTCGACCCTCAACCAGCAGCTCGGGTTCTCGATACCGGAATATTATCTCGTGGAGCGTGCGGATATCATCGAGACTACGAAGCTCTCGCTCTGGACGGACGCCCGCGAGGCGCTGAACGTCAGCACAAACAAGATTCTCGACGTGTCGGGGTTCGAACGGCACGGCACGCTGAACGCCGATTTCGCCTCGATCTGGCAGGACGTCTCTGGCGTGCGGTTTCTCCGGTTCGATGGCACGAACGACGAGGTCTCGTTCGGCGACATCCTCGACGACGATGGCGTGGGCGATTCCGTGATCGAGGTATGGGTGCGCATTCAGGGGGCGAACGCCACCCTGCAGGAAATCGCGGCGAAGAAGACCGCGACGGGGACTTCGGCTGGCTACGGACTGTGGCGCGAGGTGGGGAACAGGATTCAGTTTCAGCTCGGAGACGGCACAGCCAATGCGAATGTGCTGTCGGCGGCGACTGTGCTCGTGAATGTGTGGAAGATGGTCGGAGTGGCGGTCGACAGGAACGGGAACGCGCAGATATACCTGAACGGCGTGGCGGACGGCGCGCCGGTCTCGGTGGCGGCGATAACGAGCGGCGCGAACGCCCTCTCGCTTTTTTTGGGGAGGGACAATACGAACTTCGGACAGGTGGATATCGGCGGATTTCGCTTCCATGCCTACGGCGCGGGGAATCTGCCGTCGAATATTGGCGTGATCATGTCGCGCCACTTCGAGGCCGAGCGCGGCTATTACGGAGTTTGAGGAGGCGTCAATGGTGCAACTCAGAAATCCAATCTACGGCGACGAAACCGTGTTGCCGAAGAAAAACTACGCCGAGCAACAGACTATGAACTCGCCTGCGAGGGGCTTCGATTGGTCGGACGCGGCGGTTCTGGACACGATGATGCTTCTCGGCTTGATGGTCGCCCTTTGCATAAGGCTATGGAGGAGATCGTGGGAATAAGCGACAACGGATCGTCGATTCCGAGCAAATTCTACGAGGTGCGCGGGACGCGGTGGAAACAGGGCGGACTCCTGTACGGCGAGCTCGTCGAAGTGTTCAAACTGCTGAAGAGCAAACTCGGCAAGTTCCAGGCCGACCCGCGTTTGTTCGGCGAGATCGTGGACGAGCTCGTTGTCGAGGGCGTATTGCCGAGGCTCGTTGCGATTCTTCTGAAACCCGACACCGGCGGCAACATTTTCGGCAGGGCGTTGAACGCGGCAAAAATACGGCTTCGGGGACTCACCAAGGAAAACGTGGCCGTGCACATGCCTGCGCCCATGCTGGCCAGGGTCGTCACCGATTTTTTTTTAATCAATCTTGCATGGACAGGGAACTGGCTGAACTCGAAAATAGACTCGGAATCAAGCAACACAATGGCGAAGATGACGCCCCTCGAACTCGCGCTGCTCCTGACGAATATCTTTATCTCGCGTCCGGCGGTGACATCACAAAAAGAGACGCCATCGCCAGAATCCCCGCGATAGAGTTTTTGAAATGGAGCGTCGTCGCAAGGGCGCAAATCGAACGTGAAAAAGAAGAAGGCAGAACAATCAAGGAAAAAGAGGAGCAGGAGCAATGGCTGAGGGATCCGTCGGCAGATTAGCGGCAGAGTTGATAATCGACGACAAGCAGGCGCAGCAAGCCCTGATGCGCTTCGAGAAGATGGCGAAGGCCTCCGGACTGACAGTGGAAGAATTCACAAATCGTGTCAGCGCCTTGGGTACCCAGACCGTCGATGCCAGTGGGAAGATCGAGAAGGGATCGACCGCGCTGCGCAAGTGGAGACAGGAGCAAAGGCTCCAAAACTTCGTGGTACGCGAGGGCACGCAGGCCCTGTCCGGCCTCGCGTTCGCGTTTGCGTTTCTCGTGCAAAGTGGCGACGAGATGTCCGCGAACACCAAACGTGTGTCGATGTCCATGCTCGCCTTCGGAACGGCTATGAACGCGACGGAATTCGCGATCTTCGGCATGAGCAGGGCGCTCGGTGCTAGTGGTGCGGCTCTCGCAAAACTCGCCGGACCAATCGGCATAGCCGTCGGCGCGATCGCACTGCTCGTGACATGGTTCCAGGACCTGGGGAAAGAAGCAGACAAGACCGCGACGAAATCGCTTGAAGGGCTCGACAAAAAACTCGAGGCGATCAGTCAAAAACAGGTTGAGAGAACCGGAGAAGTGATTCGAGCGGATGAGAAAAGACTGCGCAGAGAGCTTGAGATCGTGGAAACCCGCACAGACATTCTGGAGGACTTCGCCAAGAATCGCTCAGACGATTTCTTCATAACGCAAGAGATCGCGAGGAAGGCAGCGATAAGCGACGACAACGCGCTCAAGGACTTTCTTGCAAAACAGAGCGACGCACTAGAGCGGGCAAGGGCGTTGCGCGACGAGGCAAGACTCATTGCCGTCGAGCTTGCCGCTCCAGGTCCGACGATGGGGAGGCGACCATTGGTGCCCGGAGAAGCGAAGAAGATCGCGGAGAAGATCGCGGAGGAGACTGCACGCGCGCAGTTCGAGGCGCAAAGAGCGGAGACGGAGGCGATTAAGCGCATTATTGAGGCGAACGTGAAGCGCGGCGAGCTCAATGTCGCGATCGCAACCGCCCGCGCCGAGCAGATAACCGACGAGGAAAGAAGGCTTGTGGCACTCCATGATGCCGAGGCGACGCGAATACGGCAGGAGATTGAGGATGAGACACTGCGGCGCGAGCAACTCGCCGCAAACCGCGTCCAATTGGAAAAAGACATTGGCGAAATCAGGAAACGCGAGTTGGAGAAACGCCTGAAAACCGAGCAGGAGGAAATCGAAGGCGCCCTGCAGGGCGCGCAAAAGCTCGGCGCCGCGCTCTCTGAGGCGTTCGGCGAGACATCCAACTTCTTCAGGAAGATATCGCAGTTCGTCAACTCCATCGCCGACCTGGTGCGATCGATCAACAAGCTCGAATCCAAGGAGGGCGGAGGCTTCGGCGACATCCTGGGCACGATCGCCAGCATCATCGGGATCATCGGCCTCTTTGACGAGGGCGGGAGAATCCCCGGCGCGAGGGGTGCGCCCAAGCTCGTGCTCGCGCACGCCGGCGAGATGGTGCTGCCCACGCACAAATACCCTATGGGCATGGCGCTCAGGAAGGCGCTCGAACACGCCCCGGCGCGGCAAACCCAATTCACAGACGGCGGCACGGTGGGGACCGCCGGGCTGTTCGGCGACGGGATGCTCTTGCGCGAAATCAAGGGATTGAGGCGCGATGTGCGGTCGCTCGAACTCCAAGTCAACCTCGTGGGGCCGACGGCGCGGGAACTCCTCAGGAAGGAACTGCCGCGCGCGCAAAGGTACATCAACAAGAAATTCCCGGACGGGGTGAGGTAACATGGACCTTTTTATCTACCGATTCAACCCGAACGCGACGTTCAACATCACAAGATCGCTGGACAATGACTCGTCGATCATTCTCGCGCAGGAGACGGAGCGCGAGGCGTTCGTGCGCGCTGTCGATGACGTGCATGTCAGATTTTCAAACCTCGACGGCCTGGCGAAGTCGATCTTCGGCACGGACCTGCCCGCCTCAGTGGAGTGGCGGCTGTACATCGTCGAGGGCGCAGGCATCCGCTTTCACGGAATTGTCGACAAGGAATCAATAGAGTTCGATCCTCTTGAGGAATGGTGCGACTTCGACGCCTTCTCGCTTCTCCGGGAGGTGTGGGAAAGATGCGGACAGGTGAAGATCGTCACGAGGCCGTTCGATAATTTGGAGAAGCGGGCACTGTACACGACACTTTCAGTCGTCGCGGAGAGGCAGCTCAGGCACGCCGGATGCTTCGGCAGCGCGACCGCTTTGGCCGTGCTCCATTCCGCCGACTTTGGGGTGTTTGCGTCGAAGCGGATACGCGGATGGGCGGACGGGACGGCAATAGACTTGATAGGAAATGAGGGACGCTTTCGGGAGCTCGACCCTCAATTGACGGTCAAGGACTTCCTGGAAGGCGTCGCCCTCTACTACAACGCGGAGTTCTACGTCGACTATAACGGCGCAATCCTCAGGATGGTGGCGCGAAACACCGCCTTAAGTCAGATATTTGCCAATATCGACGGCGCACTCGTGCAGGATTCGCAGGCAAGCGTGGCATGGTCGAATACGCGGCCGTACGACCATCTGAGAGTCCTGTCCACGATAGAGCGTCCGCCGACGCCGATTTTGGTCACAATCGTGGAGAGGGGCGGTAACGGGCTGTTCAAAGGCTTATATCGATTCGTAATCACCGCGATGGTCGGAAACGACGAGTCCGCGCCGGGATTCGTCCTCGATGTGACTGTGGCCACCGGAGGTGGACCAATCATTACGGTCCCCGCAATGACGGACGCGGCGGTGACGGCGCGGCGGCTCTACCGCTCAGTGTCGGGCGGCAGGATGGTCCTCGTCGCCGAAATTTCCGGGAACAGCCCAGCCACAAATGTGGAAGTCACGAGGTTTTCTCTGATCCTTGACAGGCTCGTGTATTCGAGTGGGCCTGCCACATACACGGCGACAGCCATACAAGAATCCGGTGCCGACTTGAGCGCCATACGGCCCGGCGACATCATTGCCTCGCCTCAGCAGGCCCCGCCATCGAAAAACGCGACAGTTGTGGGCGTTGACGACGTAATCGACATTATCACGGTGGATCAATGGATTGTGGCGGGCGAGGGAAGTCCAACAACTCCTCCGGCCAATGGTGACAGATTCGAGGCCTATGAGATCACGGAGCTTGTGCCAACGAGCCAAGTCCCGAATTCGGTCTGGATCAGCTTCAACCATTCGACGGGCACCTGGAACACCCCCGTTTTTGAACGCGAGGGGACGGAGCCGCCAATCGGGAAAATCTTCGACACCGTGCCGGCTTTCCAATTCATGCCCGCAGGGTCGTTGAATGGCGACCTCCTGCCTCTCCGCGCGTTCGACATCGCCAGCTTTTTCGGCAGGGACCTGACGTTCAACGGGGCCCAGGACAGGTATGCCGATCTCCTATTCCGCCATGAGCGCGCGATCCTGAAAATCGACAGGACGAATCTGAAAGTCGGCGACACGGTACTCGTACCGAAGGCCGCTGAAACCCTCGGCCTCTCCGGGCGGACGATCTTTCTGGTAAAGCGCACGGCCATCGATCTGATCGAGGAGGAGACGGAACTGACAATGATACGGATATAACACATGGGCAAGAACCCGACGTTCCAGCACATATCGGGGAGCGGAAAGCCGCGCATACTCGTGCTCAAGGCCAAGCGCGCATGGGACTCGCTGGGCGCGACCACGTACACGGTCACAACCGCGACGGAGGCCGAGGGGACGTCGTTCACAATCGTCTCATCCTCGACGGTGAACGACAGCATCGTCACGTCAGTCGCGAACACATTCACGGTCGGCATGCGCATAAACGTCGCGGGCCACACCGGGAGTGTCCCCGATATCAACGGCAAGCGCACGGTGCTGCAAATCCTGAGCACGACGGAAGCGAAAATCGACGTCGACATCACGACCGGAGGCACGGGGGGCACGGCGAGGCAGACGCCGGACTTCCGGCTTGTCAGGGTCGGGATGCGCATCGCCTCCAGGCTCGTCACGGCGGGCAGCTCCGACAGGGAGGTGTACGCGAAGGTCAAGACCGTCGACGACATACTGAACGTCATCACGATATCAGACGACGGGTGGGTCTACGGCCAGCCGACAAACGGCCAGGCATTCTCGGTCGATGGCTGGGTGATCGATCTGCCGTATTCGGAGGAGCTGCTTGAGACGTTCTCGCCGGACCTGCTTGAGCACAATCTCTACCGTTCCCGGATCGTGTCGAAATTTTTCGGCTGGAAATACCGGGCGTCCGTCGACTATTCCACGCGTATCCTCGCGGACACGCTGATCGACATGGAGCCGGCATTGAACATTGAGAGGGACGACAAGATCGTGCTCATCCCAAGAGCGGACAAGCCCGGATACAACTACAATTGCGTGTACGGGGGCGACATCTCTGTCGCGCGCTACGGGCAGTCGCCCGGACACAAGGGCTTCATCGTCTCCTTCAAGGGGACGGAAAACGTGGCGTGGCCGATACCGCGGTCAGGGTATGGCTTTCAGACAGGAGAGGCCTACGGCATTGGATTATGAACCTGACGATGACATTGAAAGCACAACCATTGAACAGTAAGCCAATATTTTTTCTCATATCCCATATAATGATGGGCTTGAACCGGCTTTTCTTGTTTACAAACATCGCAGTTTTTCGGTCGAATTATTTTTTGTTGCTTGATTTTCGCAAAAAGATATCTGCGTGCGGCGATGCGATCAGGGTGCAATTGGGCATGAAATTGACAAATCAAAGTCAATGGGACGGATAAGTTCAGAACTCCACGAAAGATTCGTGACGCTTTATCTTGATTCCCGCTATTTCCGCAGGCGTATGGAGGAGGCGGAAGCGGACATACGCGTCCTTATCGACCAGCATGGGCTCGGTACCGTCCATGTAACGATGCTGCCGGACTCGGAAAAACAGAAGCTCGATTCGATTTGGGAGAAGGAGGACGACGAAATCGCGGAAATACACAAGCGAATCGACCAGCAAAGGATAAACCAAGAAATTACCGGGGAATAAAAGATGTCGCGCTCGACAACGACAAATCTCGCACTCGGAGTCTGGGATCAGGGCGACAATCCGGGCGCCGGGTCGAAAACGGTGCTCACGGGCAACTCCGGACTGAATTTCAATTGGCTCCAAGTCGATGTCACGGCCGGGGTAGGCCATAATATCGACGGCACGCACAAGACCGACGTGATCGACGGGCCGAACCTGAAGACGACGGCCGCCGACGGCTCCTCGCTTGAGCTTTCCGGCTCCCCGCTGAAGCTTCGCATACGCCAACATGCGACGATTGACGCGAACCGGGGGATCGTGACGGACATGATAAAGGATGCGCAGATCACGGGGTTGAAAATCGCCGTCGGTGCGATCAATAATGTCTCGCACTTTGCGACCGGGATCATCCCGACGGCGGCCATAGCGAATTTTAACGTCACAACCCCGAAATTGGCCGATGATGCAGTTGATGGGACAAAACAACCCCACGACAGTAATGTGCGTCGCCAGTATATTCACGGATCAATCAAAACAACCACGAGTTTTTTGCGTCTCTCTGATTTACCGACGACAGGACTTATGGGTGTGCCTATGACACGCACCGGCGCACTCACAGGAATGCGCGTTGTTGATTCCACGGGCACAACATTATCTTCATCGAAAGTATATGTTGCAACTGGCGCGGCAGTCGATGGACGCTTTGGTGCAGGCGATAAGATCACTGCAATTCGCAGTACATCAACAGGCTCTATCAATGCACAAGTGAACGGGACAAGTGTGACAGGCCTACTTATCAGTGGCGGTAGTGCAGTGGAAGACTATTATGTCACGGTGGAATATGAATTGGACGATTAAATGGGTCAAGCAAGATTCCCGGATGCCATCGACAATTTCGGCCTGACATTGCCGCGATCGGTCCACAACGCGACGAGCCAGACGAACGTGTATACGCTTGTCGAAGCGTACTATGCGATCATCGAGATCCAGAAGGCGATCCTCAGCGGGATCCAAGTGGATGTGATAAGCCCGGTTTCGGTTAACACGTCCGCGCTCGAATCAAGGATCGCCGCGCTGGAATCGAAGATCGCGCTTCTGCCCGAGCATTGGGAGGCCAGCGGTCCGCCCGCTGCGAGCCTCGGCAAGAACGGGGACACGTATTCGGACATCCATCCCACGGCAAGCACGGGGGATTGGATGAAATCGGCGGGGATTTGGAGACAATAGAAATGCAAAGAAGCGATAATCGATTCCGGCGTGCAATCGCGATCTTCGCCCTGCTGTTTCCCGCGTCGTTGGCATATACGCAAGTCAGCGACACCCTCGACTGGAATCGGGAAACACATCAGAGGACGCTTATAGGAAACACGACGTACTACTGGAAAAATGCGACGAGGCAACTGCGGCGGGTCGTATGGATTTACAACCCGGCTTCGTATAGCGTCACCTGGCAGGGCGTGAAATGGGCGAACGACATCGCTCCGGCGCAGGCGGTCGGAGGGAAAGCTACAATATGGGTTTTCGATTTTTACGGCGATCTTGTCGGCTCCGTGAGGGCGACAAATATAAGCGCGACGCAGCCATCCCCAGCGGATGTGACGGCGCCCAATGCCATCACCGATCTTACAACCGGAAGCCCGACGCCAAACTCAATCACTTTGACCTTTAGGGCAAGGGGCGATAGAAACGCGCTGAATCAGCTTGTTCGGGCGACTGCATACGATATTCGATATTCGACGAATCCAATTTGGGCCGGAGATACCGTGAGACCGGGTGGTGGCAGTAGCACTGTGACTTTTGATGTGGCAGCCTCAGATAGCCCCGCAAGTGCAACATCGCACACGCTTCCGATCACTGTCGGTGCCGGCAGCAACAGGTATCTGGACTTTGGCGCGAGTTATTTCACGGCCACATCAGAAGTCCCCGACAGCGTTAAGCGTGGTGGCATTAAATTTACTGCGATTGGTTCGGCTTTCTCCCCGACCTCTGGTTATGGTGTAAGCGCTTGGCGGCTCCTTAATCCGGCAACCGGCGCGGGGGACATTACCGTGTATTGGCCGAGCGCAAAAACGCCAACGCTGGGAGCAACGGCGTGGAGCGGAATAAATCAAAGCAATCCGATCGGCGGCACAACAACAAATAGCGGCAATAGTGGAACGGTTACAGTGACTATTGGCAGCACGAGCGGTGAAGTGGTAAGGGACGTCGTCAGACACAACGAATATATTACCGTTGGCGCGGGTCAAACGCAAAGATGGAACCTGCCAGCCAAGGGCAATGGCCCCTCCGGCGCGGGTAGCTCGGAGCCGGGTGCGGCAAGTGTCCCAATGACATGGACAACGGGGATACCCGGCGAATGGGCTACTATTGGCTGGGCCATCAAACCGGCAACGGGCAACCCCGACACAATTCCTTTTGGGATTGCATTTCAGGCCATCAATGAACCAGCGCCAGCGGATTCTGGTGTGATTCAAACCTTTATCGTCGGGGGCTTAAACACGCCTCTTATGGCTGGAACGCAGTATTGGTTTATGATGAAGGTGTCGGACGCCGCAGGCAACATATCGGCGGTATCCAACCTTGCAACGGGAACAACGACTTCTGGGGCGGCGGGTTCAACCGTGAAATATGTTTTGAGCACGGGCAATGATAATAACAACGGCGATTCGCCGTCTACGGCGTGGCTGACGATTGGGAAAGCCAATGTGAATCTCTCGACTACGATTGATACCGTGCTGATCGGAAACGGCACTTATGCCGACGCCATCAACCCGGTGAATGCCGGCACGCAAGCGACAAACATTGTTTATCGGAATTACCTGAATGAGACGCCGCTCGTTTCCGGTGTGTTTGGCATTCAGTTGAGTACCGCAGATTCAAACATTGTCATAGACGGGATCACCGTGCAAGCAACTGGGAGAATTGCCGATCTTGATGGGTCAATACGTATCACGGTAACAAATTGCACGTTGAGGGGGGGCAGTAATGCAACCGGCGGGGCGTATTATGAAACATTCCGAATGAACAACACCAAATACTGCAAAATTCAAAACAACTTTCTTGATCGGCAAGATCCGGATAATCCGGCTATTTGCGATCTTGGACTTATTGGGGATGGAATAGCAATTACAGGAAGTGGGAGTGAACGAAATCTGATCGAGGGCAACACCGTGACGGGCTGCAGCCATCTTGCGATCACACAACCCTATGGGCCACCCGCCATTGCTCCCAAGTACAATGTTGTCCGTAACAATATTGCGCGATTAAATCATAGTGCATATACCACTGGCGTGAGGTCACTTTTCGAGGGAAACGTCGCCTATCACAATGGGAGACTAATCTGTGATAGGCGTGGGAGCGCTTTCCAATCCAACAACGCAGATAGTTCCATTATCAGATTCAACGTGTTCTATGATGATACGACCGGGCCGGGGAGTTCGGGTCATTTTGGAGACGTTACGATCTACGGAGTATCCGAATTCGGCCTGAATTGGCACGTGAGGGGCATGCGCACGTACAACAACACGATCTACGCGGGCACGGACCAAGCCACGAGCAAATACGTGTTCTGGCTTCCTAACTGGAATTCTGTGCCTGTGAACTCGGTGATAAGGGGCAATCACTTCAGGAACAATATTTTTGTTAAGGGCACACCCCATCCAAATGACAATATCGCACCCGTCGTGGTGGAATTGGACGATGGATCGGTAACAACTGGCGCAAACGACGCCATTTTTGACGCCAACATCGTGAGGAAGTTCGCGGCAGGAGACGTGGTAATAAGCTACTACGGTTCAAATGGGATAGTGAACTATACTCTTGCCCAGGCCAAGGCAGCCAAACCGAGCCAGTGGCTCAGCAGCAATATCGAATCCGACCCGCTTTTTGCAAACGAGACAGCCCAAGGGTCTGGGAAGGATTTCCGCCTTCAAGTTGGCAGTCCGGCCATCAATGCGGGCGTACACCTTACGACGACTACAAATTCCGGGACGAGCTCCACCAATTTGATTGTGACAGACGCCTCCTATTTCATGGACGGGTGGGGCATCGTTACGGCCGATTCCATTGCTATCGGAAGCGGGAATCTGAGCACGGCGGCGAAGGTGGGAATTTCCGCGATCAACTACAGCACGAACACAATTACACTCAACGCGGCGAAGACTTGGGCAATCGCCGACAAGGTCTGGTATTGGCGCTACGATCGAGTCGGGACGACTGCGCCGCACATGGGGGCAAAGGGAGAATCACTCCCACAATGACTGGCTGTTCCCGATTCTGGCTTTGGTCGGGATCAGCAGGCATGGCTCATGCAGAACTACCCGAATCCGTTCAGCGACAGAACGACAATCACTTTCTGGCTTGAACAGGAAGAAGAGGTGACATTGACAGTGTTTGACATACTCGGCCACGAAACATTGTTGGAAAAGCAGAGATTGGCCCAGGGGTTGTACAGCGTCGAATTCTCTTGTGAGAATCGGCCATCCGGCGTATATTTCTGCGTGTTACGGACACAGGTTGCGCAAATCATCAAAATGCTGTGTATCAAGTAACTAATCCGCCACGCGAGCAATGGCACGAACGGCGAGATTGGCAGAAAGTCCAAACCTTTCACGGATGGGTTTGTAGCAAACATGTGGTCTCCTGCCGGGATTTCTATGACGCCCTGGGAATGGATACGAAAGTTTGTCGGCTTGGAAGAACACGAGCGGAGTTGGCTTATCAAGTGCTACTTCCCGATGTGGGTTGTCAGTGAATCCGACGAAACGGGATGTACGACATCGTACTTCCGTGTCTCTCAGAGCTATCCCGGTTTCGTGGTCAAGACTAAAGCTGGACACATCTTTTTCGTGATGAATTAACTCGGAGAGAGTAAAAGTGATTTGGGATATTATCCGGTTTGTGGGATGTATTGCCGCCGCCGGGGGTAGTCTCTTTGGCGTACACTATGCCATCAAAACAGGTTCAGACAGTTTTTGGATAGGCTTATATATCGGAGAGCTTGCTGCGGCCATATTGCTTCTCATTGCGATGTGGAGTTTCTAACTCATGAAGCTGCTGTTGCTTGCCCTCCTTGAAATTCCGCTGAGCTTGCGCACTGATCCGGGCGTTCACATTGCCGCCTACGATGAGGCGGAGCATCGGCAAGAAGGCCATTACAACGTGCTTTGCTCAGTTGTCCACCACGAATTCGCGATCGACGAGGATGGTGCCGGAATCACGCTCGTATTCATAAATGCCAAACAGCAGAAAACGCTGAACGAGTTGAACCCATCGCGGTTTCAAAGCGCTCACTGGTATGGCATTGCGCTTGGGAAGAACCTCATTCTAATGATTGGCGAGGAAGAGTCCGACGACACGTTCATGCACGAGTACATGCACGTGCTAAACAATCGAGGCATTCTCTTCAAGAACGTGGCTTCTGGGGAGGTTCATCGGGTCATCACGGAGGCGGAGACGATGCTTCTCGGAAGCGAATCATATCTGAACTATCTCAGTGTGTTGAGCAAATGAAGGAGGTGATGCGAATTGAATCCAGCGGCAGCATGTGCAGCAGCGCCATTGCCTGTGATTCAGTGGTAGGGCAGGGCTGCGGCTGCCAGAACAACGCGGAATGTGGAGACAAGAACGGGAAGATAGAAACGGAGTATATACCCTGAAATGGAAACGGAGATCACCATTGGTGCAATATCAATTCTTGTTGTCCGCGAAACATTTGCGTACCTCAAGACACGGGGAAACAATGGGGCGCTCAAGCACCTCGCCGGCCGCATCGAGCAATACCTCGAGAATCAAACAGAGCTCCTGCGGGAGATAAAAAAGGAAACCGGGGAAATCAGGAACGATCTCCGGATCGGCCTTGAGCGCCAAGCAGAAATGCGCAGATCAATTGACCAATCGAAGTAAAATGTCCACGCCACAGCATTGCATCACATTCAGCCTCGCATGCGGCGCGGTTGGTATTCCAGTCGAATGGTCGGTCGTTTTCGGCCTTGTCGCCGGTATAAACGACATCGTCGCGTACCCCGACCATCTGCGGGCGATGTGGAACGCCAAAAAAAACCAGAGTCCGTTCTGGTATCTGGAGCGCAACTATGGGAGATGGTACAGGGTCTTTCATGACAGGTTTAAGTGGGGGATGGTCGCCGTCTTTCCTGTCGGCGTCCATTGGGCAATCGACAAGGCATGGCACAAAAAAGGGGGCGGATGGCATGTCTGGGGTTACTACGCGGAGGCGGCGTTGTGGATTGTGGAAATAATCGCGGTTGTGGCATAAAAAAACAATAGGGAAAGGACAAACAATGGAAGCAATCTTTGCGACTCTTGCGTCGATAGCCATCGCGGTATCGACATGCGAGGAATGGATTGACCGCGTCTGGAATCTCGACGGTGCGGCGGCGCAAATACGCACCCTCGCTCTCGGTGTAGTGCTCGGTTTTGGGGGCGCGATGTTGGATTGGGGGATGTTCGCCGATCCTGCGACATGCGGCAATCGCCCGGATATCATTTGCGGCCCAATTATCGGTTTTGCCGCCGCGCTCGGGGCGAATTTCGCGTTCACGACTCCGCTCCTAAAGGTATTGCTGGAGTTGTTGAAGATCCGTGCGAAATCGTCGGATAGCGGCTCTTAAAAAATGGGCGGCAAAACCTACATCATAATCCATCACAGTCTGACAGGTGACGGCTCCACCGTGTCCTGGAACGCGATACGCAGATACCACACGGAAGAAAAAGGCTGGAAAGAGATCGGATATCATTTCGGGGTGGAACTTATCGGCGAGCGCTACGAAATTCTCATGGGAAGAACGCCAGATATGCCGGGTGCGCATACGAAAGAATTGAATATGAACAGCGCGGGAATCGGAATATGCCTCGTCGGCAACTTCGACGCGACCGAACCGCCGGAAGCCCAGATCGGGGAGGCAATAAGGCTTGCAGCGTGGCTCCAATCCGTCTACCGCATCCCCAATAATAACATCCTCGGCCACAGGGAGATCGGCTTGCTTGCGGGCTACGATTGGACGCGGGGACAGTACAAGAGCTGTCCCGGAAAATTTGTTTCTATGGAAAATTTCAGGAAAAGATGTTTGTCTTGACGACTTCCGATTAGTACACGACTCTCTCTTTTCCATCTTCAAAAATGCCGCATGTCAAGCGTCGCCTTGTGGTTGAGCGTGAGAATGCGACGTGATCGGCCCTGCGCTCCCTCCTTGATTCAGTCCTTTCCTCCGATACGATTCGTGGCGAGGATCGACATCTCGTCCAAATCGTCATCCCTGCGTGTGACCGTGTACTCGGACAACGAGGCCACGGTCATCGACGAACATGAGAACGCCGATAAAGACACCTCCCGCCCGATGTGACACCAGTCACGCCTGCCGAATCCCTATAAGTCCTTTTGTTGCAAGCGGTTGCGGGCATCAAAATCGCTATGCGGACTTGACATTGTGCGTATGTATATGTATATTTATATAGAGTTAAATTCACACATCACACAAAGAGGCACCTCGTTGAAAAAAGGGCTTAAGGGAAACAGAGTTTATCGGGGTCTTGCACAACAATACGACCCAATGTGGAAAATCCAATCAGATCTAATGACCTGGTGGGGAAGTCCCAAAACTGCAACTGAATATGCCAGCAAATTTCCGGAATCGACCGTCATATCTATCTCTATAAAAGCACTGAGAATAGCATCGCCCTCCGGTGCTTGGCATGACGGACTCCCGGACGAAAAAAGAGATATTGAGTGGTTGCGGAGACACAAATATCACGGCAAATGGTACGCAGAGGAAGGTAGGCTGACTCTCGGACTATTGCCCGACATAGCCCTCAATAACCTGACCCTTAAAGTTGCGGCGGTTCACACTTACGCCTCAAGAATTGGCAAAAGTTCGGACGGTCGGTTTAGGATTGGCGTGCCGGTGAGCCACACTCTCGGACTATATAGAGATAAAAAGGGAGGATAAAAAAATGAACGAACGGCGTAAGCGCATCGCTGTTACTACCGACCACAAAACCTTTGTCATTCATTTTGACTACGACGCGGCGCTGGTCGCTGCCGTCAAGGCGCTGCCGGAGCGTAAATTCGACGGCGCGGCGAAGACATGGAAGGTTCCAGCCCGCATTAGCAATCTGGAGCCGCTCACGCAATTCGCGACCAAAAACGATTTCGACCTCGACGAGAACGTCGTCGCGACGTTCGAAGAGATCGCGTCTGCGCATGCCGAGGCGGTCGCGGCGAGCAGAGCAGAGAGCGCATCTACAGAGGTCGAGGGCCTGGGTGGCGAGTTGCTTCCTTTCCAACGCGCTGGGGTCGCCTACGCGCTCGCGAAAAAGCGGACGTTTATCGCCGACGAAATGGGACTTGGAAAAACTGTCCAGGCGCTCGCAACCATTCAAGCCGCGCAAGCGTACCCGGCCCTCGTCGTATGCCCCGCGTCGCTTAAGCTCAACTGGGAGCGCGAGGCGCGGAAATGGCTTCCCGGAAAGTCGATCTCCTTGCTGAACGGGAAAAATCGCGCTGAGGATTTCGCCGCGCAAATCGTGATTATCAATTACGATAATCTAAAGAAAAATCTTGAGATGTTGGAAAAATGCGGCTTTCAAGCGATTGTGGCCGATGAATCGCACTACGCAAAAAACTACGAAGCGCAGCGAACCGAGGCGCTGAAAAAACTTTGCGCAGGGCGCGAATATCGTCTGTTTCTCACCGGGACCCCGCTTCTTAACCGTCCGCAAGAACTACTCTCTCAACTCGGCGCGATGGGGCGGCTCGAAGAGATGGGCGGATTTTGGCAGTTTGCTAAACGCTACTGCAGCGCTTATAAATCCCGTTTCGGCTGGGATTTTTCTGGCGCGGCGCATCTCGACGAGCTGAACGAAAAGCTTCGCGCGAGCTGCTATGTGCGGCGCAATAAAAAAGACGTGCTCAAAGAGCTGCCCCCCAAACAGCGAGCGATGGTTCCGGTCGAGATCGACAATCGCACCGAGTATCAAAGGGCGGAGCGGGAATTGATCGCGTGGCTTCGCGAGCGGGCAGCGGCCGACAAGACGTTTCTCGCGTCGATAAAGGATCTCTCCGACGAGGAGAAAAAAGCGGCGAAGGCAGCGCGCGCCGACCAGGCGGAGCACAAAGCCAGATCCGCCGAGCAGCTCGTCAAGATCGAAGCGCTCAAGCAATTGGCCGCTCGCGGCAAGCTCGAAGCGGTTAAGGAGTGGACGGAAAGTTTTATCGAGACAGGCGAGAAGCTGGTGATCTTCGCCTGGCATCGGGAAATCGTAGATGGCCTCGCCGAGACCTTCCGGTGCGACGCGATAACCGGAGAAACTCCAATCGAGACGCGGCAGGCAGCGGTTGATAAATTCCAGAACGATCCCGCGACCAAAATCATCTGCTTGAATGTCCAGGCCGGAGGCCTGGGCCTGACGCTGACCGCCGCGTCCAATGTCGTGTTCGTGGAGCTGGGCTGGACCCCGGCAGTCCATGATCAGGCCGAGGACCGCTGTCACCGGATCGGCCAGGAGGATCAGGTGACAGCATGGTATCTTGTCGCGAATAATACGATTGACCAGACAATTTCCGCTCTGATCGAGAGTAAGCGGACAGTCGTCGATGCCGCGACAGAAGGCGATATTCAAGCAAAACAAACGAGCGTGATGAACGATTTAGTCAACAATTTGACCCAAATGACCGCAAAAGAACAAGGAAGTGGGATCCGCTGCAGGCCGGTTGCCTGCTAAAATCTGGGAGAAATTCTATGAAAGCTACAATCAACGGTAAGCGGTACGACACAAGCCGCTGCGAGAGCTTGTGCTCACACAATCACTACAACGGCGGGAATTACTCCGGCACAACCACGCTGATGCGAGCGAAAGACGGCGTGTACCTGATACATGTGGACACTAACGGCCAAGATTTGTGGTTGAGCGACAGCCTAGACGCATGGGACCCGGCGGAGCATCCAATCTCGTTTTTCCAGGGCGTATCTGACGAGCAGGAAGTCCGGCTCGCCGAACTTGGCTTGGTTGAGATAGTTGAGTAGCGGGGAGGTCTCGGTAGCGCTTCGGTGGGCAACGGTCTCTGAGGGAGAACCAAAACATGCCACATCACGCATACCAGAAAGAGCGCAAGGCCATCGTCAGGCAAACCCTTCACAAATTCTTCACACGGAGACTTACATGACACATAACGCAACCTACTCGGTAGACATGGACCCGAAAACCTTCGGCGTCTCCCAAGAATCCTTGAAACGTCTCCGGGACAGTCTCGCAGCATACAACGAATCCAAAATAGCGGTTGTACGTGTTCCCACGAATGAGATGTGTTGCGGGTATCTCATTTTTGTTGACATCATTTTTGTTGATGGGCAGGAAGCTCCTGTGATATGGACTGGTGACGGCTTCCGCATGGACGGAGGCGGCGAAGGCGGAGCAGCAGAAAACACCGCGCGGGTTCTCTTTGATCTCTTTGGTGTGTGGCCAATTACTGATGGTTCACAACCGTTATACCAAGAAGATATAAAGCAGGCACTTGAAGCAATTGCCGCGTCTTGGTTGGCAGGGGGCGGAGAAGCGCTTGATTGGTGTCGGCCAAAGGACCGCTATCCAAACTACATCCGATAATAACGGACTATCTGAATCACAATGACACTCGACAAGCACCAAGCAGAACTTGATTTTCTTGCATCGCTCATCGAATGCAAAACGCAACAGTTACTCCAGCTCGCGGATGATCTTGCAGTGCTGGAGAAACAAAGAAAGAGGATTGTCAAAGATGCCATGAGGCAGATCGACGCCAAGAAGTTGTTGCATGAAATCATCGAAGATGAAATGGAAAATGCCGCTGGACGAGGCAACGGTGAAATCACAGATGCGGCGTTGGCCCGCTACCTCAAACTTTTTGACAATCGTGACGACGATGTTGCAGACCTCAGATGGGAGGCACTGCGATATGTCGAGGAGCTCAGTCCGGAAATCAAAGACGAGAACTAAAATCATGGCGAAGAAACAGTTCCAAGTCAGCAGCGATGGCATAGTAGCACGGCTTGTGAGCAAGTCGGACACTGAGATGATGTTTCTCAGCTATTTGCCCAACGACATATTTGAGCATCTTGCCATGCCCGGTCTTTACAATATCCGAGTCGTCCGGCGTGGCGGTATACCCGTAAGGATAGCCCGCAAATGCCGGTTTTTCAATGCGGAATATGCTGCAACGGGGGCAGATATCTGTGATCAACTCTTGCACAAAGTCGGGATCAAGCCCGCTGAGTTACCAACAACAATCCGCGTCAAAATTGATCGGACAAAAAAACGACGGTAGAGGTAGAGAATGAGAAATCAATGGACTGCGTTATTCCAAGCATTTGAGGATGCCTACAAACGAAAACATTGCAACAAGAATGTGCATTGCAGGCGCTGCAAAACTACTTATGTGTGCTTGGCAAATCATGTTGTCCCAGCACACCACACACCCAGCTATTGTGAGAAATGTGTTGGCGAGGTTTTAAGGTTAGAGCGTGAAGCGCGAATGCGGCACAGTAGGAAGGAGTGCAAGCTATGAACAAGGAACATCGGATTCGCCGACGGCATGGTCGCCGCGGCAGCAGCACTAAGTACGGTTATGGATTTGCTTATGAAAAATCAAGAGAAGGAGTTGATATGAGCTTCCAGGAACTGAATGATGCGCGGTTATCTCCCGAACTGCGGAAGGCTGCTTATATCATGTACTACAATCGTGATGGCACACCAATTCTTGACAAGGGAGCAGCCCTTATATGGGCAAAGCAATATAATGAAGTTGACCGAGTTGTCTATCAATGGAAAACATGGTGGGGCGGTTTAGTTTCGACGGTGTGGTTGGGATTGAATCATCAATGCATAGGTGAGAGACCGCTGATATTCGAGACAATGGTGTTCACCAAAGATAGGCACAGCATATTCTGCGAGCGCTATTCAACAGAAGGAGAAGCAAAAATCGGCCATTGGTTGGTATACGTAATAGCGTCACTGCGGGTTTTACGAGACACTCAGAGACAGGCATAATATGACATCACAAAAGGAGTCAAAATGACATTCGAGGAAATGGTCGAAAAGGCCAAGGCGATTGTCCCGTATGAGTTCGACTACGCCTACGCGGAGGCGGACAAAAGTGTGGAGTATTACGACATCCACCTCGCCCGCGTGTCCCCTTGCCCCGGATTCGACAACGGGCACATCTGCGGCGCGGGCGAGACGGCAGAAGCCGCCTACATGGACTTGCTCACTGAAATAAACAGATACGAAATGGAGAAACAGCTATGGGAAATGAAGAGGAAACGGGAATCGGAACAGTCAGGCGCGGGCTGCTGACTATCAAGACTGAGGTGATTGTGGAGATAAATTCGCTCCAAATCGCGTTATTGAAGGGGGCGTTATTCACACAGAGGGACCAGACGCTGATAGATAATGAAATCAAACGCACGATCCGGAAAATCCGCAATCTTTTCAAGGAGCAAAAGGAGGACATATGACTTGTGATGTCGTGTATAGGGATGAGGAATCGAAGTTGCGCTACATCGTGATCGAGCTCGCCCTCAATGAAGACGCAAGCGAGATGTTCTTGCTTGCAGCGGCGACAATGGAACTGCATAGGGAAAATGTCTCATTTGACTATGTGGTGAGGGTTTCACAAACACAAACTTTCTTGAAAGGAGAACGACATGGAGACAGCCGAACGGACAGGCGGATTGGCGATTGATGAGGTCGGCCTGAACAGCCGCTGGATCACGGGAGAGGAGTTGTATATCAGTAGACTTGCAGAGGATGGTTGGATAGGATATCTCAAACAGGACTTTTCACACAAAGAATCTACGCCCGATGAAGAACTTAATCTCCGGCGTCTGAGGATCTGGGCGCTCCTTGACAGGCTGTGAAACTCGGACAGGCGGACGGGCACGAATTCCTCACCTTCTATTCATTAAACTAAAGGAGAATGTTATGAGTCACAAAATTTTCGGGGAACGCTTCACATCGCGCGGTGAACCAGCATGGCATAACCTAGGCACTGTGTTCCCAGCGGGGACTGTGTTGTCGGCTACGGAAGCCGTGCGGCAAGTAGCGGAAGATGTCCACATTGTTGCCAAACCCGTGTATATTGACTTGGGCAAAGGATTGGAGCGCTTTGGCGACTACCAAGCAATTGTTCGAGAGGCGACCGCAAACGAACCAGCGGAGGGTTTGGGTATCGTCACAGAACGATGGCATCCTATGTCTTACGTGGAACTTGCGGGAGCACTCGACGAATTATCAAAGAGTTACAAAGTCGAAACGGCTGGCGTTCTGGAAGGCGGGGCATTGTGCTTTCTTGCTCTCCGAGGCACGGACTGGCAGGTTGCCGATACTGACGAAATGCGCAGTTACTTCCTGGCGAACCTCAGTTTGCAGCCGGGACGCGGGCATCGTATTTTGCATACGCCCGTGCGCGTGGTATGTTGGAACACGAATACGCTCGCCTCAGAAAAGGCTACCATCAACCTGAGTGTGCCTCACGGCATCGATGCCCGTGTCCAACTTGAGATCGGGGCGACATTGGTCGCAAGATTTCAGGAGGTCGCAGCCGAAACCAAGGCAATGTTTGACGCATTTGCGGGACATCAAATCACGAGAGAGGATGCACTAAAAGTATTCCGCGCGGCCTTCCCAGATCCTCAGAAGCCAGCCAAATTGCGTCTGCTTGAAAGACTATACGGCACAGAGGGGATGGTTTTGGCGCAAAAGCAAATATCGGGGATCGAAACATTCATCGGAGCACAAGAGAACTACGAGAAGCAGGTTGACTCTACATTGGAACTGCGCAAGGCCGCGGAAACGCAATGGGAAACGTTTGAACCCTCACCGTTGCGAACAACTTTGTGGGGCGCATACAATGCCGTCACCGAGGTCGCAGACTGGCGCGGCGGAAAAAGCGCAGACATATCGTGCGTATGGGGATCGCGAGCGCGGGAAAAGGCTCGTGCGTTCGCCGCGTGCCTTGAAATCGGGAAAAACTGAAAAAACAACCAGGATTGGCTGTGAAACGTCATTGGTAAGGGTGAAGGATTCGTGCCCGTCCGCCTGTCCGAGTTTCACAGCCTGTCAAGGAGCGGACGACGGACTCCTATATAGCGTGGCCCAGCGCCGCTCTACGCAAAACGAATTCAAGCGGCGCAAATTTTTTCTTGACAATATATATGAATATGTATATATTAAAATAATCATTAAAGGAGGTGATTGAATTGAGATATCCCGTACAAAGGCGGGCGAGGCTCGCGGCCCGAATGGCTCGCAAGCGGACACGTCTGGGTCTGACGCAGTATCAGGCGGCGGCGCGGATCGGGATCGGACATGCGACATACCAGAAGGCCGAAACGTTCGGCGGGATGGGCGATTGGACGGAACGCCGCATCGCCAGATGGTTGAAGCGGAATTCGAAAAAATCCCCGCAGCAAACGGCCGATCAACAATCAAAGTAAATAAAAAAACCTATCCCAAACAACAAACAAAAAGGGAATATCCATGAATGATGCAGTAAAGGAAACGAAAGAAACGACTGAGAGATGGACGCTTTCTGGAGGGAATTGCGTTGAACTCATCACGAATGAAAACGGCGACATTACAACTTTCCATGCCCATGCCTATGATTCCGGACGGCTGTCCGGAATTATCGAAATAATCGAGAGAGAAATCAAGCCTCGGGTATCTCCCCGCGAAATGACGATTCAAGACTCTGCAAGGGGTATTGTGCAGCTGTTAAAGCTCTTACAGAAACAATTTGGGGACATGGGACTTGAAACGGGCGCCATATCTGAAATTGTAGACAAATTGGAAGGTATTTTGGATGGAAGCGGGACGCGATCCTGAGAATTCCGGATCTCTCATGAAATCGGCAGGCGTCGAAACCGGGATTTTTGAATTGTCCTGGGAAGAGTACGACAGGATCAAGGCCCTGAATTGCTCGACGCTCTTGTGGGGCCATGTGTCCATGCTGCACCTCAAGTGGGCCCTCGAAGGAAGGCTGAGGCGCGAGGACACCCTAGCCCTTGCCTTTGGCCGGGCTCTCCACATGAAACTCCTTGAGCCGGACCGTTTCGATTCGCTCTATTGCGTCATGCCGGAATTCGGCGACCAACGAAACACGGGCAACAAGGAGCGGAAAGTCGCATGGATGAGTGAGAATGCAGGCAAGGAGTTCCTCGAACGCCTTGACGCTGCGGCGATCGCGAACGCCGTGATCGCAGTAAAGAAGCATCCCGCCGAATGGCTCCGGAAATTCCCCGGCAAGTTCGAGGTCGCCGCGGTCGCCGATCTGATCGGCGAGAGATGCAAGGGCCGGCTCGACAAGTGGATCGAAAAACCATCCACAATCGTGGACATCAAGAAGGTCGGTGCGCCCGATTCGCCAAGCCAGCGGTCCGGATCAGCCCGCAGTTTCGCAAATCGTATACCCGGCTCGTCCGGCTACGGCTATGGGATGCAGGCCGCGATGTACGTCGACCTCATCAAGAAGCTCACGGGGGAGAACTCGCGCTACTACTGGATCGTTGTCGAGGATGCGCCGCCCTTCGCGGTGGGCGTTTACCAGGCGTCGGCGGAACTTCTTGACGCAGGGCGGAACGAATACGGGAATCTGCTTTCGCGACTAAAGATGGCGCGGGAAGACGACAAGTGGCCGGGCTACACGGAGGAGGCCGAGGAATTGTACGGCCCCGAATGGTGGCACAGACAGTATAACGGGCTGTAAAAAAATGATCGAAAGGATGGGCTGATGGCTACCGCATTATCCACTGTCACACAGGGCGAACAAATCCTCGAAGAGAAGAAGGAGGCGATCCTGCGGGTGTTGCCTCGCGATGTCGATCCCGAAAGATTCTACCACATCGCCATCTCGCTCGCAAACTCGGTGAGCTCATGTGACCCCTACTCCATCGTGAAGGCGATATACGGGATCGCGAAGCTCGGACTCAATCCTGATCCGGCGCTCCAACTCGTGTGTATTATTCCACGCAATGATAAGCATTCGGGCAAGAAACTCGCGACCGTGCAGATCGAGTACCGGGGCTACCAGCAGCTCGCCCGGAACTCGGGGATGATCTCGGCCATCCACGCGGAGGTCATCTACGACAACGAGCCGCACGAGATCGCCCTCGGCACCCAGCGCTATATCAAGCATACGCCCTGGTATGTGCTGCCCGATGTCGATGGGCCTGGGAAGCTCAAGCTCGCCTACTGCACATGGACCGACGTGGTCAGCAACGAGCGCCTTTTCCACGTCATCAATGAGAGGCGGATCAAACGCGCAAAAGCAGCAAGTCAAACGGGCAAAATCTGGGACTCCGATGATGAGCCAGCGATGTGGAAAAAGACGGTCATCATCGACGCTGCACGGTTCTGGCCGCTCTCGACGGAAATGGCCGAGGCCATCCGGTTAGAGCGTGGCGAAGAATTGTCGCCAGAATCAAATGAGAAGTCGTTGCTTGCGGACTATAAAACCGATAGTCTTACCGTATCTTAGACTCTTCCGAATCGGCTGAATCGGAATTCACATCACGAATATGCGTCCCGCATACTACTGGTACATAGGCTGTCATGCTGTAATTTGGCTTTGGTTTGTCCTTGGAGTCTTGTCGTGGATTTGGCGAATCGCGTAGGCATTTGACAATGAAGTGCAGAAAGAAATTTCAAGTCCTAAGTAACGGCAATGGAACGGCTTGAGGAGGGTTTTTATCGTAAAGTCCAAGTACAAGAATGTGCCGAGGGACTATGGGGGGGGGGTTACTTATCACTCCACGAAAGAGGCGCGGTATGCGCGTGACCTCGAAGTTAGAATACGGGCAGGAGAAATCTTGGGTTGGGAGCGCCAAGTAAAGGTGGAACTGTATGCCTATGGGACTCATATCTGTGATTACTACGTGGATTTCCTGGTCTCATATCCGAATGGGGAGAAGGAATACGTTGAAGTCAAGGGATTCTCCACGCCGGCATTCCGCTTGAAATGGAAACTTTTTTGTGCGCAAATGAACTCCTCGCACCCTGAAATAAAACTAACAATCGTCTCATAGCCTGATCGCGTTGAGAAAGGACGGGAAATGTCAGTTTCGATTCTTGAAGCACTTCAAAATGCCGACTACAATCTTACTCAAAAATCAGAGCTGGCTATGATATTGGCAAAAGAACAATTGCATAATGCGACAGTTCTACTTGAAAAGGGTTATGAGATTTACGAACAGGTAGAACCGCTCCTTGAGAAATATGGCGATGTGGAAAAAGTCCCGGCGAAAAAATGAACCCGTTTGAATCGTACCGCAGTGAGCTTGAAGCACTACGCGAGAAGTGGGGGAAAACCCTCTTCAACGAGGTGGCACACTCGATGCTTTTCGAGAAGGTTGCGAAAAGGCGTGAGCGGCGAAAGCAATTCTCAAAAACGCTGAAACAACGTCTTTATAATACCCAAAACGGCATATGCGGATTGCACGGCATAGACAAAATCTGTACGAAATATCTACTGATCCCCGCGTGGAGAAACGAGATCGATCACAAAAATCCCAATGCGGAGAAATACAATGCGCCGAGCAACCTCCACCTCGTGCATAGTGATTGCAATCGGCGAAAAGGATCATCGGATATGCTCGCTCAATCAAAACGATACGGGAAGACTATTGTAGAATTGTCAGGGTGACGACTCCGTCTCGTAAACGAGACGACTTCTCTTTAAAGCAGCAAGAAGGTGAAAACCAAATGGAAATCCCTTACGGTCTTTTTGATGTTGCCCCGCGTTGGGCGGAACGGATTCTGGAAGCGAAACATGTGTCGGAACTTACGAGTTCTCTACCTTCGTGCAATCTTACGGATTTCAGATTCGACATTGTCGGCGAGGCAAACGGGTACATGAAACCCCGATGCCAAGACTGCATCACGGCGGCGTTCGCTTGGAGTTGTGATGTTGAGCCGAGCGAAGGGAAACATTTCCAATGCGATGTGCGAGATGTTCTTGAGGGCAGATGGGATATGATTATTGCTCATCCCCCATGTACTTACCTCAGTAGGGCGGCCAACCATGTTTGGAACAGGCCTGGACGGGCAATCAAAAGAGCTGAAGCGTTGGGTTTGTTTCTTGTATGCTACTATGCACCATGTGAACTGGAGTTCCTCTCTCGTCCCAAGACACCCGCAGGGATCCTGAGTTAAGAGGCACAATCCTGAGAACTATTGTGACAGGTCGCGATGAGACGTTTCCAGAAATACTGGCTTGTTGAAAGCATAGCACGAGAAATGAAGCGTGTAGCTGTAACATTACCAATCTATACTGGTACGGATAGTATAACAAACCGCGAAATCATTCGCCGCTCGACAGGCTATCATGTCGTGAGCGGCTCAGCAATAATTTTCACAAGAGATTCCGGGCATCATTCAAGCGGATGGTGGAAGAATCCGGAGTATGAACGGTGCTGGCATTTGAGTCTGTCATTTCTTGATCCGTTAACGCTGGAGCCACGAGACAAAGACATACAACTTACAGAACAATGGATCGAGGTGTTTTTTCATCACGACAAGCGGTATGTTTGGTCAGAACCACCGTATTCGGAACAAGGCAAGATCCTTGCGGTTTGGCACTACCGAATATTTTGTGACGAGGCGTGGCAGCCAATCATTCCAAAGGGAGAAGTATACTCCAAAGCATTAACGGAAGCTGGCTGGCTATCATACAGCGATCTCCGCTCCAAACATGCCGCCGAGCTTGCGCTACTTGAGGCTCAACCGGGTGAACAGTAATGAGCTCCACAAAAATGAAAATGAGTGAACCAACCCGATTGATTTTAATTTACAAAGCTGTGGAGTGAACCAACTGTATTGATTTCAACAAGGTTGATGAGTGAACCAAAGAGCTGGAGGATTATTCACACAATCAACGAGTGAGCCATCAGAAGTGATTTTCACAATCCACATAGGAGCGAAATTTTTTATGCTTGACATACTCGATCTAAAGAAAGATATAGACCTCGCCAAAACACTCACCGACTACGAGGCCCGGTTTTTGGTTGACCTGTACTATCAGGTGCAGGATTTCCGCATCCAGTCCGGCAATGCGTTGTCGGCCTCAACCAATTCTGAGGAACCAAACCTGTTTCTTCAGACCCTCGGAGTATGAAATCGAACGGAATGATCGTGGTGACAATGTTGAGACGGCAAAAATGGCTTTGGCGTCGGGCAGGTTCCAACGCGACATTCCACCGCCGAACTGGCCGATGCGGAATGATACAGACTGAGTGAGCCATAAATGTTGATTTTTCTACCTGAGTACAAGAGCGAACCAAATTAGGCGAATCGGTTTCATTAATGTGATACGAGTGAGCCACGAAAAAAGATTATTCAAAGAAAAAGAGCGAGCCATTACCTGCGATTTCTACTAAACGAAGGAGCGAGCCAACGAACTAGATTTTCACAAACAGAGTGAGCGAACCAAGACAAGCGACAATTCTTTTTCAAATAGTGTGAGTGAGCCGAAATCGACGAAATCTTTCAATAAGTTTGAGCGAGCCAAATGACAAGATTTTCACATGAACATTGAGCGCGAATTTATGAAGGGTGAAGCAGGGAACTATCGTGACAAAATCATTTCTGACAACATTGCATTTTGTCTCAGACATCGGCACAATCTAACGGATTGGGAGCGGGTTTTCGTCGAGTCTGTTGACGCGCGGTCGCAAGACCTTACCCAAAAACAATTCAATATATTGCAGCACATTGCAGCGAAATTGAGTCGGCATGTGATTGGTATTCGGAGCAAAGAGTCGGGCCAATAGCGGACGATGCCCAGTAGAACTGTTGAAACTTTTTACTTGACATTGAGGGGTTACCTCTGTACCATTCAGTGAGGAACTGAAATGCGACAACATAAACATAATGCCATTAGACCGGGAGCCTGCCAAGGTTCCTCAAACCTGTGTTGTCGCGGGTGGGTTCTCGGTCTGATGGCATTGCTGTTTTTTGTGGGGACCGATTAGCCAATCGTAGGCACACACACGGAGAGGTGTCACATTAAATGGTTCAAGCACATGTCCAACGCGAATCAGGACGACAAATTGGTCTCGATCAGAACCAAGTTCGGGATGTGGGGAGTCGGCGTTTATTGGACGCTTCTGGAAAAGGTTTCCGAGCAAATGAAGGGCACGATGCCGGTCCCGATTGCGATTCTTTCGCTGAACGAAACGTGTTCATTGTGCGGATGTAAGCGGAACAAACTCAAAACATTCCTGAAACATTTGAAGAACATTCGGGGAATGAAATATGAATGTTATGGGAGCGTGTTGAAGATCGAGGTAGCAAAACTCCTGCAAATAAAGGATAATTATCATATTGACTTGGAAGATACTCCCAAGAAACTTCCAAGCAAAGAAGTAGAGGGAGAAGGAGATACAGATACAGAAGAAGATAAAGAGAAAGAATGTAAGACTGTAAAGGAGAAATTCGGCGAATTTGAGAATGTATTTTTGACCAGATTCGAATACGGAAAACTCGTTGAACGACTTGGAACTTCGGATCGCGTGCAAGCGGCAATCGAAATTCTCTCAGCCTACAAAGCCAGCAACGGCAAAAAGTACAAATCTGACTACGCAACGTTCAGGACTTGGGTGATTTCGGAACTTGAAAAGAGGGAGAAACATGGAACAGATCGGCAACGCAGTCAATCTGGCACTCGTCCAGTCCCGCAGCGGGACGCCGTCGAGCGTAGCATTGCAGCAGCCCAACGCAGCATCGACGAGCGAAATCGGCCTGATAGTAACAAAACTTGAGTTTCAAAAGCAGATCAAACCCCTCGACGAGATACAACGGCGAGATTTGATCGAACTTCTTCATGATCTAAACGAGACATCGGAGAGGATTCAGCTCCGAGCGAACTCCGTTCTCCTCAAGCAGACTTACGGGACGATTGCTTTTGAATACTGGGTACAGGATTTGGTCTGCGTCTACGACGAGAGACAGCGAATCGAGCGCGGAAGAATCCACGAAGAGCTTTCGCGATGCCTGGATCGGTTACGGCGGTTGTCCAGGGACGAACAAAGGCGGATCGACGAGGAGGCCGCCGAACTTCTCGGCCTCGAGGATGCTCAGCGAGATTGGGAACTCAAGCTCGCAGCCATTCGTGAGCGGTCCCGACAACAGCACAAGCGCCGTTTCGCATTTGCGAGGAAGGCGCTGGCCGCTCTTGATGAGGCGTCGCGGCGGAAGGTGCTCGATGAGGCCGTGAAAAAAGACGTCATCGCGTCGTATGACCAGGCGATGGTGGATAACATCCATCTTTTCGCGGACAAGTTCTATTCCGTCCTTGAGGAAATGGGCAAATGTCAACAGCGGAAACAAACCGATGATCCTTAATCCAAGGTGATCTGAGTAACAGGATTGCACTCGATGGAAAGGGCGTAAACGTGGTGAAACGAGGAGAATGGTTCAATGGATGAACAAGAGATATGGAAAACCATGTGCCCGACATGTGGCGGCCACAAAATCGAAACAATGGGCGAGACTAATTCACTGCGCTATTGTAAACGATGCGACTTTTTATGGAACCCAGACATTCCAGAAGTCCTGCTGCTCGCCATCGCAATCAATCATGTGGAGAGAAAAAATACCCGCGATTTGCGACCATGAGAATCACCAATACCCAAACCCCGTAGCGGACAGAATTGATGAGGCTTAAAAATCTCACCGACATCGAAGAAGCGAAGGATGAACTTTAGAGAGAGAGGAGTAATGGCAAAACAGGAAAAGAAAATCCAGAGTAAAGAACTCGTCAAAGCATGGAGACAATTCACGAAAGCAATGTATGATGAGCTTGCCTTGCGGGAGGCTAACGGATGGGAAGGATGGGATGACAACGATGAATTTAGCGATAGGAACTTGATCGCGAGAGCAGAAAGGAATTTGCGAAAGTTTAGGCGCAATCCTAATGTGCCTGGGCATGGTATTGACGTAGCGAACCTTATGACGTTTGTTTGGTATCGTCATAAGTTATGATCCGACGCGCATTCCGTAGCAACGCTGGACAAATTGGAGAAGGCAAACCGTATAATGACATGGGTATGTTTGACGTGGCCTGGCGAATCTTGGCAGAGGCCGGATAGCATAAACTTACATCAATCCCGGAGGCAGCAATGAACATCAAATCTATCAAAAAACAATACCCAAACCCCGTCGCGGCACAGGAAGAGGCTACTGATACGGACTACTGTGTGGGCGGAGCCTATGTCCTGGCTCATGGTGGAGAGGACAGGTTCCCCTTCCCCCACGAGCTGACTAACATGTTGCAAAAGCAGAACCCAGCACTTCCGCACCTCATTGCAAGACGCCTTGCCGGTCACACCATTCGCTACAGTAATGCAGGCGAGTTTGCAAGGGCTTGGCGATACTTAGAGGAGGCCGACGGCTGGACACCAGCACCCAGGACCGAAGTTTGACGCAGCATGGAACTGAAACTCAAAGGCGCGATGTGACAATCGCACATTACGACAGCAGCGTTATCCGTCCCCAGTCGCGTCGACGGGAGGCAGTATGAAGAACAGTCCAGTCGAAATCGTAAGCGTGTTCCTGAAAAAGGTTCCGCTTCACGCCCTACCTAATCCAATGTTACGAGACGCGGCGAGTTACGCTGTGGCGCAAACCCGATTAGATGGAATCGAACGTATCGTCTACTACAGCGCTTTTCCTAAAGACGGAGTGAGTTTACATCGTTCGCAAAATCACCGAGCCAGCGCCTGAAGTAGCGAATAGGCGATTCAGCCGCCTTCGGATTTTGTGTTGACAAACCCAACCGCAAGCAGTATCTTGTCAATATGGCCGAAATCCACAGTCGGATACTCCGCACCGAGCCGATACGATGGCGCGAGGCGCAGTGGCTTCAAGGTTCGCTCAAAAGCATAAGCAGGGGTGCGTTCGAAAAGCTCAAGCATAGCCTTCTCGCCAACAGCTTTATCCAGCCGTTCAACGTTTACGAAGAAAACGGGGCGAGGTGGATTCTGGACGGCCACCACCGCAAGCTCGCGATGGAGGAGCTTGAAAAGGAGGGGCATCTTCTCCCTGACACTCTTCCTGCCAATTTCATTGACTGCAAATCACTCCAAGAGGCGAAAAAAACTTGTTCTTCTGTATGCAAGCGTGTATGCGAGCGTGCATGAAAACGACTTCTACAATTTCATTTATGAGAACAAGCTCCGTTTCGACGAGCTTAAAATGGAAATTGACATGCCGGAAATAAGGATGAACAGATTAGAGGCAATGTTCAATCCCCTCATTCAGGATGAAATACAGCGGTTGCCGGAGAACGCGAAAACAAAGTATGGGGACTTGTACGATCTCGGCAGGCACAGACTTTTGTGCGGTGATTCAACCGATTTTAGCATGATGGAACGACTGCTGCTTTCCATCCGGGGATATCCGGACATGATATTTACCGATCCCCCGTTCGACATGGATAACGACATAGTGTCGGCTGTATTCGACAACGCCTGGGAAATTGCCGAAGTCCAGTTTTGGTTATTATCAGACAAGCAGTGCATATCATTGTGCTCGTCTAAAAGCAGTTTTATCAGGCTATATGTCCATGATTTTGTGCAAGCAACGATGATAGCAAGCAATCAAGTCATGCAGAGACACAATTGCATCGCGCAATTCGGCAGCAGGGCATCGAGGAATTTGTTTGATGGTTTCAGCACAATTATTTCCGTGCCAACGCTTCGAACCACAAAAGAGCACCTTGTTTTCCCCTACGGCAAGCGCATAGAACTGCCGGCGATTTTTTTGCGGCACTTTTGCAATGGCGCATGTCTTGATGTTTTCGGTGGTTCCGGCAGCACACTACTTGCTGCGGAACAGTTAGGATTTTCTGCATATCTTATGGAACTTAATCCGGCCTACTGCGATCTGATTATCAATCGTTGGGAAACTCTTACAAATAATAGAGCCGTAAAATTGAATTAAATATGGGCCGATCGATCATTGCATGGACGGATTACACATTTAACCCGTGGATGGGATGTTCCAAAGTTTCTCCGGGCTGCAAAAATTGCTACGCCGAAAACCTCACAAAAACAAGGATGGGCATATCCGTGTGGGGCGAAAATCCGAGAAAAAGGACATCCATGCAATACTGGAAGCAGCCCATAATGTGGGATGAACTGGCATCCCATGGCGGGCCACGGAAAGTATTTTGCGCATCTCTTGCTGACGTGTTCGAATGCAGGGAGGAGTTGCTCGAATGGCAGACCGCCTTGTGGATTTTGATAGCAAAAACGAAACATCTTCAATGGCAACTTTTGACAAAGCGGCCTGAAAACATTGTGCAGCTATCTCCAAAAACAATTCCACAAAATGTATGGATTGGGGTCTCTGTTGAAAACAAGCATTATTTACATCGTATCGACACCTTGCGTGAAGTAGACGCGAAGATCCGGTTTGTAAGTTATGAACCAGCATTGGGCCCGATCGCGGATGAAATTGACCTTAAAGGAATTGACTGGTTAATCTATGGAGGTGAATCTGGTCCTCATTATCGGTCAGAAGACAAACAATGGGCAAGAGACATGCGGGCGAAGTGCCGTGAAAATGATGTCGCCTTTTTTCATAAGCAATCCGCTGGATTGAGAACCGAAACAGGGATCGACTTGGATGGCGAGATTATCAGAGAATTCCCCGTTTATGCAGACGTCGAAAAACAAGCAGAATTATTTCAAGAAGCAGAACCAGTTAGAATTTAGCATCCCTATTAAAACTTTGTAGGTATTCAGGCTTAGGCCGCGACATTGTATGGCAAATAGAAAGGAATGACAAATGGGGCATTATATTTCGACCATGATTGGCATACGTACAGGTGGTGTTTTTTCTGGCGATACCGATATGAATGATCTGAAGGCGCGTGTGGACAAACTGATAAAGAGAATGCGGGATGGAGATTTTGACCCACCCATTGAAGACGATGCCGGACATTGTATATCCAAGGAACTTACAGCAGGGAAAGGCTCCTATGTCGTGATCGCGGGCGTCTTCAATTATTGGGGATTTGACAGCTCCTCCGAGTTCGCGCGTAGATTGAGTGAGGAATTTGGGACAGAAGTGATGATCATGAATTGGGATGAAGACCGAGGTGAAGCCCAATGCCAAATATTCCTTGCGGGCAAGCCATTATTTGAAGTCAATGAACATCCGCTCGGAGCAATCCTGCGGAGGATTGTCTGACCCGCGTTTCTTACGGCGTTTCAATTTTGTGTTGACAAACCCCGTCATAGGTCATATCTTGTTGGCATGGCCGAAATCCACAGTCGAATACTCCGCACCGAGCTGATACGATGGCGCGAGGTGCAATGGCTTCAGGGTTCGCTCAAAAGCATAAGCAAGCCCGCGTTCGCAAGGCTCAAGCGCAGCCTTCTCGCCAACAGCTTCATCCAGCCGTTCAACATCTACCAAGAAAACGGGGCGACTTGGATTCTGGACGGCCACCACCGCAAGCTCGCGATGGAGGAGCTTGAAAAGGAGGGGCACACAATCCCGGATTCTCTCCCGGCGAACATCATCGACTGTACGGACCTAAGGGAGGCGAGGAAACTCGTGCTTCTCTACGCGAGCATATATGCGCAGGCTGACGAGGAAAGCCTTTATGAATTCATTCACGTGGGTGGACTCGATTTCGACGAATTAAAAATGCAAATTGATTTGCCTGAAATCAGTCTATCACAATTCGAGGCTGGCTGGATGACTAATGAAGCTGTTGAAGATGAGATACCTGAAGTACCCGACGAGCCAAGGACAAAAAAAGGCGATCTCTATGAGTTCGGAGAACATAAACTCCTTTGTGGTGATTCCACAAAAGCCGAGGAGGTATTACGGTTGATGAATGGCAAGCGCGCGGCATTATGTCTAACGGACCCACCATATTCAGTTAATTATGCAAGCAGAGAAGCTCATCCCAATACAACGCTTCAATCGTATGTAGACCCCAAAGATGCAACCGCACTTTTGCGGGGATTTATTAGCAACTTGCCATGTACCAGTTTAATTATGACATATGCAGATAAGCAATTACATGCCTATGTTCGAGCACTTGACGAGTTGCAGTTTGAAACAATTGATATTTTGGTTTGGAAAAAGCAACATTTTGTTTTGCAACCAGGTGCTCGTTACCAAAAACAACACGAATTTATTTTTCTTGCCCGAAAAATCGGCTCGTCATTTTTCTCTAAAACACCCCCGAATCAGTCGAGCGTATTTGAGATTGATAGAAAACTTGTTAATGCAATTCACCCTACGGAAAAACCGGCTGCTCTTTGGGATGCACTGTTACGGTTTCATAGTTCCGAGGGCGATTTGATATACGATCCCTTTTTAGGCAGTGGAACAACCCTTATTCGAGCTGAAGTTTTACAGAGACGATGTTATGGTATAGAAATATCTCCTGCCTTTTGCGATGTGATTGTTCAACGATGGGTTACGTTGACAGGTAAAAAAGAGGTGAAGTTAAACGGGGAAAGAATTCAATGGTTGTGAAGAGAGGAGACTGCGACTCTTCGGGTTTGCTTACCACCACAACTCGCTCCTTGCGGGGGTTGCCAGTATTGGCACGGGTGTAAGAGGATCTTGAAGAGAGGATTCTGATAGGCGTAAAGTAAACCACCGTCAGCTAAAAGCAGACGGTCTCCTGCCGAGATTTCTATGATTATTGTTCGTCTTATGATTGCCCTATTGTTTTTGTTGTTGCTCACAGGAACGCGAGACGACTGTTTTATCGCGCCACATGAGCGAGATGAAAGGCGGTAACTTTATGCCCAACAAGGACCGTACGCTAGACTTGTCAGAAGAGGATCCACGCAGGCTCGACTGGGATAGGAACCACGCTTTGATAATGGACGCCTATTTCCGGCTCTTCGTCGAGATGAAGCGCCCGCCTACGCAGTCGGAAATCGCCCAAGCCTGTAACCTGAGCAGAAAGACGATCACCAGTCACGCCTCGAAGATCACGCTCGACGAGGTGATGCCGGGGGTGAAGCTGCACACACAGCGTGTTCTCTACGGCCTGACGAAACGCGCGGAGCAGGGCTACAGACCGGAAGTCGAGCTCTGGCTCCAGCTCGTCCACGGATGGGTGCCGAAGAGCAAGCACGAACTCACCGGCAAGGACGGGCAACCACTTTTCCAGAATTCGACCGATCCGCACAAGGAGATCGCCGACGCGCTTGCGGCTGACGGGATCGACTTGAGGAAGGCCATGAAACTCGCGGACATCCTCGCCAAGGAGGGGATTGATCCGGCCAAGGATTGATAAGAGGCATCTCCAAATCTCACTTGGTTTTGCTGACACGTTGAAATGAGCACCGCGCTTCAATCGAAGAACTATCTCGCCGCGAAGGAACTTCTGAGCGACCAAGTCGCCCAGCGGACCGCCCTTGTCATCAGGCAGCGCCATTACCGCGACAATCCCCTCGACTGGATCGTCGACCGCCTCGGCGTGAGGCGGGAGACGATCGATTGGACCCTCAACAAAGCCTACAAAAAGCACGTGTGGCGCGGGACGCCGAACCCGCTCATGAGGATACTGTCGAACATGGCGCGCTCGCGCTGGACGGCGGTGGAGGCCGCCGTGGGCGTGTCGAAGACGTACCTTTGCGCGTGCATACTGCTCTGGTTCCTCGAGTGCTGGCCCAAATCTCGCATCGTCACGGGGGCGCCAAAAGCCGACCAGTTGAAGCTCCACCTGTGGTCGGAGCTGAGCAATTTGTGGCCGCGGTTCGGGCGCGGCGAGCTTCAGTCGCTGGAACTGAAGATGGAGCCGCCCTCGGACTACTGGTCGGCGGTCGGATTCGTTGCGGGCGTGAAGCGCGAGGAGCTCGGCATGGCGGCAATCAAGGCGCAGGGGTTCCACAGGCCCGACCAGCTTATCATCCTTGAGGAGACGGCGGGCATCGCGAACGAGGTCATGGCGCCGCTCATCAACACCTCGACGGCGCCGCACAACATCGTTCTCGCCGTCGGGAACCCTAACAACCAGAATGATACGCTCCACCGCTTCTCGAGGCTCTCCCGCGTGAACACGGTGAGGATCGATGCTCGCGACTACCCGAACGTCGTCATGCGCGATCCCGGCTTCATTCCGGGGGCGCAGACAATCCTCGGCCTGGACACGCTTCTTGACGAGTACAAGTCCGAAACGAACCCGATGTTCCTGAGCCGGGCGTACGGTATCAGCCCAGCCCAGGCCGTCGACTCACTCATCAAATACGAGTGGTGCGTCGCAGCTGCTCGCCGCTCCCTGCTCCAATCGAAGCCCGGTCCGAGGGCGCTCGGGGTGGATGTGGCGCGGAGCGAGGCCGGCGATCCGGCCGTGATCGCACGCGGGGACGGATCAGCCCTGCTCGACCTGGAATCGATGCAGTGCCCGAACGTCGTCGCGTTCGCGGGGAAGGTGCACGGGATAATGGTGCAGCACGAGATCGACGCATGGCACGTCGGCATAGACGCGGTCGGCGTCGGCGGGGGCACATGCGACGAGCTCAGGAGGCTCGAAACCCCCGTGGTGGAGCTCCAGAGCGGCGGCACGGCGATGGAGACTAGCGCGACCGCCGAAAGATTCGACAACCTCAGGAGCCAGATGTGGTGGCAAATGATGAAGGATCTGAGGGACGGCGAGCAGTCCGGCATCGTGCTGCCTTGGGACGAGGAGCTTTTTTCCGACCTGTGCTCGGTGCGTTTTGGCGAGGACAAGAAGGTCATCAAGATCGATCCGAAGACAAAGGTGAAAAAACTCCTCGGCCGGTCGACGAACAAGGGCGACGCCGCGGTGTACTGGAACTGGGTGCGGGCGCCGAGATACACGGTGGCGGGGGCCGTCGGCCTGGACGACGCGCCAGTGGAGGCTGGCATTGACGACGAAAGATACGAGAAGGACGCGTACAAATCGGAAAGGCGGCGCTTATGGTAGAAAACATTCTTATCTTTCTTGCGGGCCTTGGTGTCGGCATAGTGTTTGGATCGTTCCTTACGTATAAATGTTTTGAACGGCGCGACCGCAGGCACCGGGAATGGATCGCATCGCAATACGAATGCTACGTCCCCGACAAAGAATAAATATATTTGATCTTGATGAAATCGATATATGCCGGGAAAGACCTAATATGTACCCGATAATGTGCGGGGATGCTCAAACAAAACTTCTTGAAATCCCCGACAATTCCATTCAGTGCTGTATTACATCTCCGCCGTACTGGGGCCTTCGAGATTATGGGATCAAACCGACTGTCTGGGGTGGAAACGTTGCATGTGAGCATGAGTGGGCTGAGGCCGCGCCAAGAAGACAAAAATCAGCCGATGTTAAGGACGCAACGTCCAAACAGACCACAAACGTTGGAGCAAACATTAGTCTCTTAGACACAGGCTTCTGTTCCTGCTGTGAAGCGTGGCGTGGGTCGCTCGGCTTGGAGCCAACACCAGAACTGTATGTTCAACACCTCGTTGAAATCTTCCGAGAAGTAAAGAGGGTGCTCAAGAAAGATGGAACTCTTTGGCTTGTATTGGGAGATTCGTATGTTGGTAGCGGTAGTCCGGGTGGTGATTTTCGCGACGGCAAGCGGGGTGACAGTTATTTGCGTCCGTATAATCGTAAAGGCGAGAATCTCAAACCTAAAGACCTCGTTGGCATTCCGTGGATGGTAGCATTTGCTCTGAGGGTAGACGGCTGGCATCTTCGCTCAGATATAATCTGGAACAAGCCGAATTCAATGCCTGAGAGTGTGAAGGATAGGCCAACGCGGGCACATGAGTATATTTTCCTCTTGACGAAGAGTGCCCGCTACTACTACGATGGCAACGCAATCAAAGAACTAGCGAAGGAATCGAGTATCCAGCGCATAAAGGAATCAAGATTCAATAAGCAACGAGCAAGATTTGGAGGGAATAAGGCACGGGGGTATGGTACACGGCTACACAGTGGGAACGAAGATGAGGGGCGGTACATTGAGAGCGGGGTGAACAAGCGCGACGTTTGGACAATAACGACTAAACCGTTTCGCGGCCCTCACTACGCCGCGTTCCCGCCAGAAATACCAGAAATCTGCATCAAGGCAGCAACAAAAAAAGGTGACACCGTACTCGACCCATTTGCTGGAAGCGGGACCACGCTTGAAATTGCGGAACGTCTTGGCCGCCACAGTATTGGAATTGAGTTAAATCAAAAATATGTAGAAGAACTGATTGTGCCACGCATGGCATCAATCCAGCCATTATTTTCCCAAAATGTCATATAGCAGATGAAAGCGCGCACTGTGCAAAGCAAGAGGCGAATCGTCGCGGCGTCGACATTCGCAGATGACGACGACCCAAAGGCCCATGAATACAGGAAGCTGAGCCAAAGCCGGCGCGACCTCTCGCCGCTCGCATTCCAAAAGGCGCAAAAACTAAGCTATTTCCTCTGGCAACGGAACCCGCTTGCCACGCGGATCATCGAGATCGTCGTGGACTTCTGCACGGGCGACGAAGTCCGGCTTGTTGCCAGCATCAAACGCAAAGACGAAAGCGGGAAGGCGATCGACATGAAGAACCCCGCCGCGCAAGAATTGTGGGATGACTTTGTCAATGATCCGGTGAATCGGTTCTATGAGGACTTGGACAAGTTCGCCCGCGACCTGTTCCTTGACGGCGAGCTCGTCTTTTCGACGACTGTGAACAGGAAGAAAAACGGGGACGGCACGTTTTCCGGCGACAGCACCGTCCGCATCGGCATGATCGATCCCCTAAACATAGTGACGGTCCAGCCGAATCCCCGGGACGTGCGCATGATAGAGACCATCAATGTGGCGAGCAAGGACGCCGCAAGTGGCATCGCGCTGAAGGTTATCAATCGGGATCTCGATCCGGATAGCGAGACCTTCGGACGTATGATCGGCGACGTGTTTTTCTGGCGCGTCAACGCCCTCACAACGCAGACGCGCGGCACAGGGAATCTTGTGAACGTCATCGATTGGTTGGACCTGTTCGATCAGTTCCTCTTCGACGCGCTCGAAGGGTTTCGCATCAGGAACGCCTTTTTCTACACCGTCGTGATGAAGGGTCTCACACAGAAACAAATCGACGCGCTCCAACCGAAGATGAAACCGCCACGGATCGGCGGCGTCAGAATGACGAATGAGATGACCACCTGGGATGTGGTGTCCCCCGATCTGAAAACGATGGATATCGAGCAGGCCTTGAAGACATTCCAGACATTCCTCGTTGGAGTGAAGGGGTTCCCGGAGATGTGGTTCGGTTCAGGGGGCGAAACGAATCTGGCGACAGGAAAGGTGATGTCGATACCGACGATGCGCATGCTCCGGAAAGCGCAAGTCACAATACGGCAAATCATCAAGGAGGTATTTCGCTTTGTTATTGATCAGGCCATCATCGGCAAGACGCTGAAACTCCGGGACGGGGAATTCGTCGAATGCGAGATCAGCATGTTCGATTTCCAGCGCGACGACGCGGCGGTCGTGGCAAACGCATTCATGTCTACCGTTCAGGCGCTGATCGGATCGGTCGAAAAGGGATGGGTCTCTGACCAGACCGCGAAGCGCGTCGTCGACGGTCTTGTCGGGCGCTTGGGCATCGAGGTTCCGCAGGACGAGTCGCTGGACTCGTTGAAGCGCAAAAAGGAAATCGAGGAGGAACTTGAGCCGTATGCCGAATCGGTATGATTCATAAAAGTGATTATTGACAATGCCTGCGCTTGCCGAGCGCGCCGAAAAGCTCGCGAATGCCTTTGAGGATTGGCAGGACTCCTCGGTCAAGGGGTTTCTCGCCGACTTCGACGAGCTCAGACGGCAGGTCGTCCTTGATGTTGCCGAGCACGGGCAGATAGACGCATCTTCGATCTCACAAATCCGCGAGCGTGTGCTCTCCAGAATCGACCAGTTCCTGCCGCGGATCCAGCAGCACCTGTCCGAAAACCAGCGGCGCGCATTCACACGCGGCATAAAGACCGTCGACGACGCCCTCGCGTCATCGGACATACGGGTCGCCGTTCCCTTCATCTCCGAGACCCTGCTCGACCAGGTCAAGACCTACGGGGCCGACCTCGTAACGGGACTGACGGACTACGCGCGGAAACGCATCAAGGACGAAATGACGTTGTCGATGCTCGCGCAGAAACCCGTGAACGACACGATCAAGGCGATCGGCAAGAGCCTGACCTCGCCGTCCGTGTTCGGGACCGTCGCCAACAGGGCGCGGACGATATTCGTGACCGAGACGAGCCGGATCTCGAACTACGCCGCGTTCGAGCGCATGAAGCAAGTCAAGGAGCAAGTCCCCGAGCTTGTGAAGGAATGGCTACACTCACACGCAGGCATTCCGAGGCCAGGTCATCTCGCGCTCGACGGCGTGCAGGTGGAGACCGATGTGGACTTCGAGCTCAGGGCTGGGGACGGGAAGACATACAGGGTGTTCGGGCCGCACGACCCCGTGCTGCCGGTCGCGGACGTCGTGAATTGTCGGTGCAAGACAATCCCGGCGGTGAGAAGGGAAAGGAAGGGCAAAGAAGAAGAAACCACGAAATACTACACGCACGCACGCCAAGCGGTTGAAAAAAAGCTGGACTCGGTCACAGAGAAGGACTTCCGGGAACACGACGCGGTGAGGCAAGGCAACGTCAATCTCACGGACCGGATCACGCTGACGGACGGCTCGACGATATACGCGAAAACCGTCGCCGAAAAGCCGAGCGAGCATATTCGCGACTACGTGACGTTCGGCGACCAGAACGACCGCGAAGTGGCGAGCTACGAAATATGGAAGAAGCTGAAAACGGCGCAGGAGCATCTCATCCATCCGGCCACCGTGCAGAGATTAGGGGTGCTGTATTCGGAGGGGATCAACGGCGGTTTCAAGCACGCCAACGATATCGATTTGGACGCGATGTCCAGAAATCGCGTGACGACAAAACGCATGTCGGTCGGCTATGCGTGGGACTACCTCCTCTCAAACTCGGACAGGCACGGGCGAAACCTGCTCCTGAACGAAAGGACCGGCGAGGCCGCGCTGATCGACAACGGCCTGATATTTTCCGAGGAGGAACTGTTCCGCTCCGTATTCGGGAAGTTTATTGAGGACGACGACAATACCTCGATTGACAGTGCAATCGAGGCGTTGTTGGACGATTTCGAGGCGAATCAGTCTGAGGTCGAGCGGATCATCAACAGACGGATACCGCCCAAGTTCCGCAAACCGATAATCGCGGAATTCCGGCAAAGACTCGTGAAAATGAGGAACGCCCTGAATGCCCGCAACATACGGACGCCGTACGGACTTGTTCGACGATTCCCGAAAGGACAAGATTGGTGATTGCGGAAAAGCCGAAGGAGACAAGACATGATTGCAAAAAATCGAAATGTTAATATCATGGAGGAAAGAAAAGCGAATGCATAAAGGAAAGAAAACTTTTACCAATCTCTTCTCCCATTCCCCTTGTCCGGTGATTTCCGAAATGGGAGGACTCGTGACCACGGCAAAGTCGAAGGGGAGCAAGGCTCCAATTCCCGCGCATGACGAGTCTTGCCGGTTTTGGCCGATCGGTTCCCCGGTCAGAATTGTGCAACTCGAACGTGTAGGCAGAATAGTTTCGGTCAACACAAAGGGGATCCAATATGAGGTCAGGTATTTTGACAATGCGAAAGCAAGGACGGTGTATTTCTTCCCGGACGAATTGATGTGGCTCCCGTTCAAGGCATACGACCTCATAACGGGACTGACGTGGACTGATGACCAATTGAAACGCATCAAGGACGAAATGACGGACGCAGGCGCCAACAACACATGATAGTCCAAATCGTCCGGATGAACTTCGAGACCAAAAAGTACGAGGAGTTCGGGATACTCAGCGTCTCTGAGAATGGGAAAGTCGTCGCGCACGGATTCGCAGGCGACAAGTCCGGCTTCCTGAAGGAAATCGGACGCGGCCTGAAGCTGTGGCCGTCCGGGCGCACCGTGAAACCAAGAGACGGCGATGATTTCCTCAAGGCGGTGCTTCAGGAGTACCGGGGCACGTATTTCCTCGCCGTGGAAATGGAAAAAACAAAGTACCGTTAGTCCCCAATCATTTCAGGAGGACAAGATATGAAAAAGGAAAACGCAATGATCAAGGACGACAGCGTCAGGGATTCCCGCACCCTCTTCTCGGGTTTTCGCAAGTTGCTTCAGTCACTGATGCGGGATCGGTCTCTTTTTGTTGAGGCAGAGATTTTGCGCAAACCGCGAAGCCGAGCGACACCAAGTCGAAAACAACGATTGAGAACCGCACCCAAGAAATAAACCATTGGGGTAAAATGGAATGGAATTGGATTTGGCGAATCGCATAGGCGCCGATTGTGACCTCTTTACTTCGCCTCAGCACACAAGATCGCGCATTCTCGATGTGCTGAGGCGTGAGGCCAAAATAGAGGCCCCTTGGTACGACGCCGGCGCGGGAGACGGTTATCACAGACAGAAACTCACCGAATTTTCTGCTGTACAGCCAAAGGTAACTGAGGAAGATTTAGATACGGGAGTATTCCCAGTGGCACCGACAGGTGGCTTTGAAACGATCACGGCGATCGAGCTAATTGAGCACCTGTATAATCCACTTCAGTTTTTGCTCACAATGAAATCGCTACTCGCCGATACGGGTAATTTTTACCTGACAACTCCCAACGATTACTCCCTTATCTACAAATGTGAGCACCTGCTTTCACGAAAGTATCGGCCGCACTTCCACCAGTTCTCGGAAAGAGACATTCGTGACATTTTTGCGCGGGCGCAGTTTCCTATTATCACGCTCAAGAAGTTTTTCCGCTCACGAACAGGGACGATAGCAAGAATCAGTCGGAATGGATTTTTTATTCATGCAAGGAGACCATTGCAACGCCCTTAAACCAATCAAATTCAACAACTCCCGGCCAGTCTTGCCTCCCACCCAAAAAAACGGTACTGTCCTGAATCGCTTGCTTTTGTCCTAATTTGGTTCCTATCTTCACGTCCAGAATGACAAAACCACCACGTGCCGATTTTGGAATCGAAATTGATTTTGAGAGGGGATCTGAAAGTCCTTCAAGGGTTTTTCGCAGTATGTCGGAGTTGATTGAAACCTTTGAAGAAATAGATCACGCTCTTGCTCGATCAATTGATGTAAAAATCGAACCTGTTGTAATCATTGAGGATATAGAATCTGGTTCCATCAGAGCTTGGCTTAGTTACGTCCTCAGAACTGTAGATGATGAAGCACTGAAGAAAATAGACTGGAAACCTGCCGTCGGGAAATACCTTGTCAAAGCAAAATACTTCATTCTAAATTACATCGAATCACGAACAGAAATAGGAACAAAGGAAGAGATACAATATCTGGAGAGTCAGTTGTTAGAAGCTGCCAAAGAAACCGACATTACACATTTCCCATCCTATACCGCGGTTGACCGCTCAGAGCTTCTGAATGACCTGGGTAAGCTAAATCATGCCTTGTCATACCTCACAGAAAAAGACAGGGCAATCTATGTGACGATAGAGAACGAAGTTCGAATGAATGCACAATTCAACATTGTGCCGGAAAAACTCGAGGAACTTCTGACTCAGGAAACGATTGAATCCAAATCAGAAATGATTCTAAAGGTAAAAAAACCTGATTACTTAGGTGAGTCTCAATGGGAGTTTCGACATGGCACACATCCAATGATGGTGAAGATTGGCCATGTCGAATGGTTGAAGGATTTTCACAACCGTAAATATGATATTCGTCCTGGTGATTCATTACGCTCCACAGTCTTGACGCGAGTGCATTATGGGTATGACAAAGAAGTGGTGGCGACACATTATGAAATCACCGAAGTCAAAGAGATCATTCGATTCAATCCGCCAACTCAATTACCTTTATTGCCACAGTCTACTTAAGCCGCTTGTTTCGCTTCCTTCCAGTTCAACAAATCATTCCACATCAAGATGCGTCTCACAAGCCCATGCTCCATCGCTGGGGTCACTCTCAGCGTTTCATGGACTCTCGCAAAGTTATAGTGCCAGAAGTACAAACACAAGGCCGCGTAGAGGTTCTCCCATTTCTTTGAATAGGCGTTGGTGAGGCGAGTCAGTCGTCTCATTCCCATTCGCATAGAGAGGTTTTGCCGTTCAATGTGAGAGGTTGAAATATCTTCCTGTTTTGGATTGCCACAAATAACGGTCTTGGTGGCACGTATTATCCGGCCCGGAGTGTACCTTCGGGATGCTTCCCGTTCAGGCGGTGAAACATAGTCTTTCTGTACTTGCCCGTAGTCGATCTCAGTCCCAAAAACACGATCAACCGCGTTCACGTAAGGCGGAAAAGCATCAGTTGAAAGCTGGAACCGGTTAATGATTCGGGTTGAGAGTTCATACATGAACGCATTGGCCGCGCTTCCGGTTCTCTTTCCAAGCCTGAAAGCGGGAATCAGTTTCGTCTCTGAATCCATCGCCACAAAAACGTACTGATCTCCCACGTATTTGTCATTGTCGTCACGTGTGACGTTTTTTTGATGCTTGCCCACGTAGCTCCAAATCTCGTCCACGTGGAGTTTGTTCACTTGGAGATTGGCCATTGTTTCGTGCATGAATCTTCTGGCCTGATCTCCAACTGAGACCATGAGCCTCATGATGGTATCGCGGTGAACGCCGGACATGCGTTCAACTGATCTGATCGAGGAGCCTTCAGAGAGGAGGGAGAGAATCAGGGTTTTCCTGTCGCTTGATAGGGTGTTCATTGCGGAATCTTTCATTTTCATCTTGACTAATTCCCGCAATGAACGTATCTTTCTGTTAGGGTCTATGCTCGTTCATGCGGGCATGGATTACAGGGCTTGCGGAGTGTTAACGCACTTCGTAGGCCCGCTAAAAAGCGGGCGGGTTAGGGTATTTTAAGCACGTTACTCATACACCTGTCCCTTTCATATAAGTGATTGAAATGGGCAATCCGTGAATTAGCGAGTGGGTTGCCCATCATTTTTTTGTGCGCGTTGCGCTTTCAATCTCTGTCTTTTGAGTCGCCTGAAGAAAGAGATTAAGTAGATTCTGTACAAATGCCATATCCTCTGGTGTATAACCCGCTTCTACGCTGAATGAAAACTTTTTGCCACTTGGCAAAAATACTGTAGAAGTTTTCATTTCAGGCTCAGATTTGGGCCTTTCCTGTACAGTTTCCTGCGGTACTTCTTCCTGTGCTCGTCCAGTAGCACCAGAGATTGCTTTAAAAGAATCTACCACGAAGTCATACCAAGGTTTGATAGTATCTCGCTCAATGCCAATGGACTTGAGTAGCACCGATTTGAGAACTTCCGCCTCTACTGGCAGTTTGGCATTTGGATATCTTGGAAGCAAATCTGACAGTACATCAACTCGTCGGAACGCCTTAAGCCTCGCCTCGGCATCTTCTCCTGCAACCGGATTGACGATTTGAATGGCAAGGTCAGTGAGTCGCACTGTGTCATCAGACACCTTATCCAATAGCCCAAAGCCTTGCAGAGCTGCGATTCTACGGACGAAATAGCTGCTGGTCTTGGTCGTTTCGAGGTATTCAACCAAATGGTCAGTGTTAAATGTTTCATTTGAGTGAACCTCATAGATTGCTTTAGCGGCTCTGATTGCTTGGTTAAGGGGCCATGCGGGTGGGTATTTAGTCGGCATATTGATCTCCTTATCAAAGTGTGTTTGCACATTCAAGATAATACACAAAACCAAAAAAGTCAAGGAAAAAATACAAATTTTGTATGACACATACACGGCTACACGGCCTCTCCAATTTTTGTAGCTATTTTGCTATTGATATCACAAAATCAATCTGTTATGTTAGCTCGTTGACATATAGCGCCGATCAAAGGCGTGTTTTTGCCGTAAGGGGCGATAGCCTAAAAGGTTATTGCCCCTTTTCGTTTTTGTTTCACTCTGGACAAGAATCAATTTGAAAACGAAAACTTGATTGGTATGAGCCATTTCCCTATATAAAGTTGTAGAAAAAGAGGTCTAATCGAGTTTTCTTTCTAAGAGTGCTACTATTGGGCACAAGAATGTTCTTGGCCACAAGAATCCTCACAGTTGCCACTTTCCTGAAAGGATTGAACCGATGACTTGGGCACAAAGTATGCTCCGAACATTAGCAACATCAAAACCAGTCAAAGAGACTCGTGAGGAGCGATCCATTACGATAAATGCAACAGTGTCACCAAAGGAGCCAATGGATCAGGGGAAAAGAAAGTATCTTTTAGGATTGCCCTTTTATGTGGCGGGAGTATTTATTCTGTTAGGTCTTGCAGCGAAAGTGGGTATCGTTCCTCAGGAAATAGCAAGGGCAATATACGATCATTCAAGGGCCCTATTCTAAACGAAAAAAATAGGTTCTTGAGTAATGACGCAGAGAGAAAAGTTCTGGTATGGAGGTTTTGGTGCCATACTGCCAGAGGTTCTTCGTTTCTATAGGCTCGTGCAGCCGGACTTTGGCCACAGTTTCCCGAGCATAGCCCCAGCCTTCTATTTCTTTTCAGCTGTCTTTATACTTTGTGCGGCTTTCTTCACCACTGTTTGGACACCCACCAGCAGATTCGAGGCTGTTTGGATTGGAGCGTCAGCACCTTTGTCAATATCAGCACTGATAAGTACTTCGCCAATTGCTCCCACGGGGTGAATTTGGCGATATGGATAATACACAAAAAGCCGGAGCTAATCACTCTGGCTTTTCCATTTCATCTTAGGACAAACCCTCCCAAATTAGGACAGTACCAAAAAAACACTTGACAAACCCCCGTTGACTCGCTATATTTGCGTTTAGAGTATTTCCCGTCGCTTATCTCTGAAAGGGAAAGCGCATCGAGGCGAATTGGACTCAAAGGAGTCCGGTTCGCCTTTTGTCGTTTTTGGCATAACAGGAGACACGCTCATGGCCAAACGAAACCGCGAAGTCGAGGGCGAGGAATCCACAGGTGGCGCGGAAGAATCCGCCCCGATTGAAGAAGACGACGACAGCATCCCAAGACCAATCGCTCGCGTCTCCCCCGGCGACAGTGGAGCCTCACAAGCCCTGACCGAGAAACTTGCCGCACTGCTTTCGGCGCAATATCCGGACGAATTGGAGTGGGAGATCCTGAAAGTCGGCGGCAACAACACGGTGGTTGTCCACGGCTCAAAACTTGGCGCGCGAAAGGTGCACTCGGAATAAATGCCCTGGCTTGTCAGAAAAAACAACGACGGTAAGTTCTGCGTCTACAAGAAAGACCCCGACGGCTCCCCGATAGGCCCCGCGCTTGGCTGCCATGGCAATGAGGCAGAGGCGAACGGACAGATCAAGGCGCTCTACGCGAACGTGAAGGAATCCGAAATCTGGGTTACACAGGAACAAATGCGGGCGTTGTGCCCGTCGTGCGCCGGCCACATGCAGAAGTCGAACTTGTTAAGAGTCAATCTTGCACAGGTTCAGGGCGCAGGGTTCTCCGAGGCCTTGTGTGACGCTTTCGGCGACTTCGAGGGGTTCAGAACGAGATGCATGGATTCGGCGCTCGGCCAGGCCGCGGATGACGCGGGCGCGATCTGTAATGCGCTAAAGGAATTTTGCTTCGGCAGCGTCTCAAGAAGTCAGGCGTCGCTCCGGTCCATAGCCGCGATCGGGGAATCCTCCGAAGAGGGCGACAAATGGGACGTCGTCGTCCTCAAACTCGGCAAGTCGTTGCGGGAACCGTACTTCGTTTTTTCGCGCGAGGGGATCGAGAGTTCGCTCGCCGTCTTCGACGGTGCGAAAGTCTACGCGCTTTCGAACTCCGACGACTTCGGCCACAGCAGGGACTCCGCGAAGAAATCGACGAAGGACATCGTCGGCTCCCTCTCGGATCCCCGTCTTGTCGGCGACGAACTCCACGCGACTCTCCACATCCTCCCCTCGGCGACTTGGCTGAAGGACAATCTCCTCTACGCGAGCAAAAACAACCTGCCGTTCCCATACGAGCTCTCGATTGACGCCAGAGTCGATGTCGTCGAAGGCAAACATGAAAATGAAAAACTCCCAATCGTGACGAAAATAACCTATTCCGCCGTCGACGTCGTCGAACGCGGCGCGGCCGGCGGACGATTCATGAAAATGGTCGCATCAATATCCTATTCAGGAGGAAAGGACATGAAAAACAAACTGCTGTTTCTGTTCTCGCTGCTCTATCCGACCTTTCTCGAAGAGAAGAAGGTCGACATGGCGGCAGTAAACGAGAACGAGCTTTACACACACCTCTTGGCGGCGGACAAACCGCAGCCGAGACTCAACCTGCCTCAAGGCATGGACGAGAATGCGGTGGACGCGGCGATAACGCGGGTCCGGGAAGCAATGCTCAGAGACGACGGCTCGTTCTTCAAGGCGTACCTCGAGAAGGTGGACAAGCTGCTGAGCGCGTCCCCGCCCCAGCACAAAAAAGAGCCCGACTCCGCGCCTGCACTCGAAGCGGTCAAGGAATCGTTCGAGAAGCAGCTCGCGAAGGTCAAGGAAGACGCGGACACGAGGATCCTCGAAATGGAGAGGCGGGCATGCTCGGCGATACTGACCGAAAGGCTCAGGGACAGCAAACTCCCCGTGCCACTCCAGGACGAACTCAAAGCGCGGTTTTCCAACAGAATTTTCAGGGAACCGGAGCTTATGGAGGCGATCGACAGCACTCGCAAGACCTACGGACGCCTGATCCAGTCGATGCCCAACAGCCGGGGGATGGACATAAACATCGGCCTGGAGCAGGACGACAAGATACGGCTCGGCTTGGACGGCTTCTTCTTGTCGAAATCGCTGCGACCATTGACTCCCGAGGAGCAGAAGGAAATGCTCAAGGGCGTGCCCCCGTACCGTTCGTTCAAGCAGGCATACATCGACTTCACGGGCGACGCGGACGTGACGGGGATGAAAAAGTATTCGACGCGGCTCACCGAGTCGCTGCAGACGACCGACTGGGCGGAGGTCACGGCCTCCGCGCTGAACAAGCGACTGGTGAGGGACTACCTCGCGATGAATCTCGACGATTGGCGGCAGTTTTCGGATATCGTCGCGATCAACGATTTCAAGCCCCAGCGCCGGATCCGATACGGCGGCTACGGCACAGTGCCGACGGTCGCGCAAGGCGCCACGTATTTGCCACTGACCAGTCCTGGAGACGAGGAGGCAACGTACACTCCGGCGAAAAAGGGCGGGACCGAGGACCTGACCTTGGAGACAATCAAGAACGACGACGTCGGAGCAGCCCAACAAATACCGACGCGGATGGCGAGGGGCGTTTCTTGGGAACTGCACAAGTTCGTATTCGACCTCATAAATCCGGCCGTCAACGCCGCGATCTACGACAGCCTCGCGTTGTACCATGCGACGCACGCCAACACAGGAACGACGGCGCTTCTCGGCGATGCGGTGGCGTTTAATGCTGCGCGGCTCCGGATGAAGAAGCAGCAGCAGTTGAGCACCACGCTCCCGATCGGTCTCAGGACCGGATTCCTCGTGGGGCCGTCCGATCTTGAAAGCGTGATGTACAGCCTGACAATGCCTGCGGCGGGGAACGCGAACATGGTCTCGACCTTCGCGCAATCGCTCGGCGTGAAACCCGTGCCCGTCGCCTATTGGACCGACACAACCGACTGGGTGATCGTGTCCAAGCGCGAGGACGGCGTGGGCTTGGAAGTCGGGTTCATGGACGGACGGGAGACTCCGGAAGCGTTCGTCTCGGATATGTCAAATGTCGGGAGCTGGTTCACCAATGACAAGATCACATTCAAGATCCGCTTCATTTGGGGCGCGGCGATAACCGATTTCCGGTTCTTCGACGGCTCGATTGTACCGTAAAAAACCGATTAAGTAAAGGAGAAATAACATGGGACGAGAAGGAGCGGTCTTCGGGCCGCAGAGATTCCAGCATTTCAGGTCGCGCGTGACGCAGGCCGGCGCGGCCGCACCGGCGCTTGGCACGGTCGGACTGAACACGCTGAACGACGGGACGCCCACGCTCGCAAGAACCAGTGCTGGGATATATACGGTCACACTCACCGGCGCCTTCGTGGCGAACAAGACGTTCGCCGATTGCAGGGGCTCTGGCGCAGCGGCGCGCATCTTCCACGTCGTCTATACGAGTGCGAATGTCATCACGATCAACGTGTTCGATGCGGCGACGCCGTCGGCGGCCGATTCGGGCGATTTTGATCTTTCGATCGACATCGTGAACCCGTGAACTAAAAAGGGCTGACGAGGCCTTAGCAAGGCCGAAACGGCGGGGAGTCGCGGATTGACTCCCTGTCGTACCCTTTTTTTGAATATTACAAATGGCCTCGAAGTACCTTTCGACTGGCACGGCGGCATACGCGTTTTCGAGCCGGACGATCTCCGGCGCGACAATGGCGCCCGTCTTCGAATCGGCGGACGCGGGACGCGGCCTGTCGTTCCGCATCGGCGCAAGCATATTCCACAGCCGTGTCCAGAGCTTCGTCTCGGCGACCTCGGTCGTGCTCTCGGTTTCCGGGGTGCTTCCGACGGCGAACGGCACGATAGACGACATCATCCTGCTCGACCTCGGCGAAAGGCATGCCTACCAGTCGTATCTCGACAAGATAGCGGCGAAGATAAAGGACGACGCCACGAAGGTCGTCCTCGCCGAGCGGAAGCTCCTCCTGGCGGCGGCGGTGAACCAGTACGGGCGGGACAAGCCGCACGTGGCCGCAAAGGAAGTGACGGGAAACGGCACGGACTCGTACAATCTCATCACGGTATTCGGCAACCTGTGGGTGCACGGCTGGAGCGCGATAGAGGAGATCGAATTCCCCAAGGGCAACAAGCCCCGCACCGTTCTCCTGAGAGAGGACTGGGAATTCCTCGACGACGGCACGGCGCAGGACGGGACGAACATAAAGTTGCGCTTTCTCAACGCGACGCCGGGGGCGGCGGAGAAATTCGTGGCACGAATAAACATCCAACTCTCACTCCCGGAGGTCGGGCAGCAGAACTTCCCTGACACGGACGAAAACTTCGAGAACATCACCACCCTGGCTTCCGCCCACATCTGTCTCGCGCTCGCGGCCGCATACGCGCCCTCGGTGGACGCGGAGATCGGTGCGGACAGCGTGAACTACCACGACAAGTCAAGGAAGTACGCAGACCTCGCGCGGAACTACTTCGACCGGTACGCCCTCGCCGTGTTCGGGACGACGGAGGAGACGGTGAGGCCGGCGCTCATGGACGTCCCGATCGAGGAGACGCTACACACCGGGCAGGACTATCTTTTCCACCCAAGACGGTCGATGGCGAGGTAATGATCATATGGCTGTGCGGATAGACTTGAGGACGAGAGAGGCGGCGCAGGCGATACGCGAGGAGTCCCGCAAGGCGATGCTCGGCGTCGCGCACACACTCCAGGGCGAGTTCACACGCGCGATCAGGGACAAGGGCGCGGTGGCGTCCGGCAACCTGCTTGGGAGCATAGGCGTGTCCGAGCACGAGGGCACTGTCCGAATCGGGTCGGCGCAGGAGTATTCGGCCTATATCGAGCACGGAACCCGGCCCCATTTCCCCCCGATCGAGCCGATCATGCAGTGGGTGCAGCTCAAGAAGAAATCGTTCACGCATGCGGTCGCAATAGGCGCGGCAAAGGAGGAGGGGGGGCTTCCGACAGTGAAGGCGACACGCAGGATACCGAGACGGAAGGAAACGAGCGAACTCGCAAGGATAGCGTATGCAGTTCAACGGGCGATAGGAAGGCGCGGGACGAGACCCAGGCACATGTTCAAGGACGTTTTGGACAAGCTCGGCATCGACTACGAGCTCACGCCAGAGTTCGTCTACGCGCTCGACACGGCGCAGATGCTCGACCAGCAGGGGATTGACCTCTGGCAGAGGATAATCAACAGGCTGAAATAACAAAGAGATAATCACAAGAAATTTTTCCAGCGAGGTCAGCAATGAAGAAACATGTGGCAAAGGAGCGCGTGTCAATCAGGGGATTTTCCCGCGTCCAGATCGTCGAAGCGGGCCGGATCACGGGGGACTCTGGCCTGATCGGGCCGAATCTTGTCGTGAACCTCGGCTTCGAGCAGTTCCTTGTCCGTACACTCGGCGGAATGGCGTCATCAAAGACCGTGAGCCATGTGGCGCTCGGCACGGGCGGTGCTCCAGCCGCCGTTGACACCGCACTTGCGGGCGAGGTGATGTCGAGCACGCAGCGGAAAACCGTGACCGCGGCGGTTGTTGCGTCGAAGACGCAGCAGTTCACCGCGACATTCGCAAGCTCCGATTCGTTCGTGACGACGACGTTCAACATCTCAAATGTCGGACTTTTTAACACGTCGAGCGGCGGCACGATATTCGCGGGCAACACATACACGAGTTCGCTCCTGAACACGAACCAGGACGTCAACGTCACTTATGAGGTGCGTTTTAGCTGACCTCTTGACTTCTGATCTATAATGGATGGTGGTCATGCGAAGGAATGAATTAACTATCGAGATGATGAAGACCGAGTATTTGGACAAAGGTGTCTCGATGAGACAAGCTTGTGATATTTTAGGATGTTGTCCATCGACATTTATTAAAACCTTAAAGAAATTTGGTCTCTCTCCAAAGGCGAGAACATGGAACAAGCGACGCAAGACGAATTTTCCACAACTTCAAGATCGCGCATGGCTTGAAGAGCAATTAAAGACACGTACAATGCTTAATATTGCTAAATCGCTCGGGACCTCCAGTGGGAATGTTTCTGATCATGTCAAGCGTCATGGTCTTAGAAGTCCTCATTATAACAGGATCGAAGCTACGAAGATTGGTATGAAAAAAGCATGGCCGAATGGCAGATTTGGTAAAGATGCGGCGAATTGGCGTGGGGGCAGAAGCATGGGTGGATCGAAAATGGCCTATGTGATGATTTATAGTCGAGATCACCCATTCTGCGATGGGGACGGTTATGTTATGGAACATCGACTCATCATGGAGGATCATCTTGGAAGATATTTACTTCAAGAAGAACTTGTTCATCATAAGAATGGGATCAAAAATGACAACAGGATTGAGAATTTGGAATTGGTTCCGTCTCGTGGTGAACATTTAAGAA